ATTTTTTATTTTTTGAAGTGTTGCTTTCATTTTTGTTGGGAAAATAGTTCTTGTTGATAATGTGTTAACATTTGTCGAGGCAAGTATCAGTGCTTCTGAATAAGAACCGCTATCTTGTCCATAATTAATTGTAATTTCTGTGTCAAAAAACTTATCTGGTTCAGAAACCTTATAAATTGAAGGTAATTCTTGCAAACCTGTTCTTATGTTCAAAATCTGTTTGCCTCCTTCTTGGAATCCCTCTTGGATTCCTCCTTCTGCATGACATGTGTCTATAAAAATAATGAGTCTTTTTACTTTGTTTCCTTTTGCAATAGCCTGAAGAGCTTTGCTGAATTTGAAATCACCTCCAGCAGCAGTCATTGAAAAATCTTTCCAGCTTCCTCCTCCATGGCTGTTTACATAAAAAAGAAGTGTTCCGTATGTTCCTACTTCTTTTGCGGCAGATTCCAATCTCTCATAAATGTATTTTGAAGACTTATTATGATGTGATTCAGATTTGAATCCAAGACTTCCATCTTTGAAAATACTTTCCATGATTTGGATGTTTTCAAGCCTTCCATCTTCATTTGTCATGGTGAAGAGAGTCGCAATGTTTTTGGCATTGCGATCATAAGGAAGTCCTGTTGTTTCAGGCGCATTTTGACTTAAAGTCAAAAAAATAATAAATGCTGTAATCAAATTAACTCCATTGCAAATTTTTTGACATTAATTGGAGAATCAATGCTTTTATGGTGACAATAAAGGTTGCTTGACACTATCAAGGCATTATTTTCATTTACAAAAACATTTTCCTTGTCACCAAAAAAATTGTTAGGATTAAAAAGAGGAGCAAGGTGTTTGTAAACAATATAATCTAATGATTTTATGTATTCGATTAAATCTTTAGATTTTTCTTCTCTGTCGTTTTCAACATAAAGAATTGGTTTGTTTTTCTTAATGGTTTCTTGCGATCCTTGTAATGCTAGTTTTTCCATTCCTTCAACATCAATTTTAATTAAATTACACTTGATAAAATTACATTCGTCAAGTTTGATGAGTGGAACTGGATAATGGGAACTACCACTATAATCATGAATGAGAGAAAGACCTCCGAAGTTAACTGTCTTTTCTATATTGATTTCTGGCACTGCAATAAGACCGCTTGTTGAACCAACTGCCTTTTGAAAGGCATAGACGTTTCTGAGGTTGTTTATGGCAATATTGCCAGCCAATGTTGTGAAATTATTTCTTTCTGGCTCATATGAAAAAACAACACCATTTGGTCCAACCAATCTAGAAAAAGCAATAGTATGACATCCAATATTTGCTCCAAGATTGAGAACAACGTGACCGGGTTTTAGTATGTCTTGAAAAACTTGTACTTCTGATTCAGAAAACTCACCATATTTTTCAATAGAGCGACCAACCCATATGTCGCTGTTATTGTAAATCATGAGTCCATAACGACATTTTTTTATCAAATTCATGGTTTCGCCTCGAAATTAATCATTCTAATAGAGTGGACATAATATATAAATTATGCCACTCATTCAATGGATTATGCAGAACCTTCAGCCAACCGCAAATGGTGTAGTGGTTGATGGTGTTGCGATGGTTGAAAAGCTCATGAATGTAGTTGCTGCTGGTGGAGCAACCATATCTGGTGTATCAGGAAATTATGTAATTACGACAAATGATGGTGTAAAAATTGATGGCTTTGCGCCAAATGAAGCTGAATTTAATTCTCAATTTACAGGTGGTGTAGAGCTTAATGGCGAGGCATTTTTAAGTTTTGAATCTATACTTAGAAAAATTATTCCTTATAGTCTTGGAGATAAAGTTTATATGGATAATGGTTTAGAGTATATGGTTTTGGGATTTTTCTGGGATTTAGATGCTGAGTTAAAATATGAGATAACTAATTATAACGAAACAATGTTTGTTGCTGAATCTCTTTTATATTCAGATAGAAATCAATATTATGCAAATAAACTTTTTCTTATAGATTCTCAATTAAATAATTTAATTGTATAGGACATTATTAAAGATGCAATACACATACTATGGAGACGGTGAAATAAAGGTGTTGGGAAGCGCCAAGCAGTTTAGGCGACTGTATATTTATCATAAATATGATCGTTCTTCTGTTGTTCGTTTCAAGCAAAAAGATATTGCTTATATAAAACGTAAAGCTGAACTTGGAATTCTCGAAAAAATTGTTATTGAAAGGGTTTATTTAAAAAATACGATAAAAACATTTTATAAAAATGTTAATTTTTACGAAGATAAATTGAAGAGCTTGTATAGAGAGGATGAGATTATTACTTATGCTGAAGCTCAAGATATTATTGGCATGGGATTTCGTGAATCAAAAGGTTTTAAAAAACAAATTGTAGAAGACCAAGTAAAAATCCAACAACTAAACGATAATAAATATGAGCCGGGAGATTCAGTTTATTCTTTAATTTCAGCTGAAAAGGGTGTTTTGCAAAAAGTTGGAATAAAAAAATACTTACAAAATATGGTTTACTCGGATTTTTTTGGTAATTTGTGGAATGAAAATGAATTAGTTATTTTGGAAGAAGCAAATATTGCTATTTCTCAATATGTTGAACGATCTGAAAGACCAATTATGCTGACGCCTGTGGAGCCTGCTCCTTATGTTCGTCCTCCAAAGTTTGCGGTAGGAGATATTTTGGCGAGTATAAATTATGCCAAAAAGGGCCAGTTGAAAATTTTGATTGTTAAAAATATTTTTAAAAATTACATTTATCAAGATTTAATTAATGATTTGTGGGAAGAGTCAGATCTTGACACAAAGGAAAATGCAAGATCTATTGCTATTGAATATTTAGAAGAACAGAAACAGCAAATTTTCGAGGCTATCAGAAAAGAAAATGAATAATTTCATCAATAGAAATCTATATTGACTTTCTTGTTTCTTGCTGGTCTTTTTTCCTTCTTTTTTTTAGATTCAGGTTTGAATGGGGTGCGAATTTTTTTCTTATTTTTAATTATCTGGACATATGGCGTTGATTGGGTAATGACGGTAATTAAATTATATTCATCAATTGTTATTGCTTCTAATATAAAAAGCACATCTTGGTTTATGGCATAAATTGTGTTTTTGTGTCTTGGTGTTGAAAAAGGTATTATTTCCGTCTTTTTTACAATTCTAGATTCTTTTACAGAATCTATAATTGCATAAACACTAATCATTAGATCGTTGGAAACTCTTTGTTTCCAACGATCTAATGCATGATCAGTAATGTGAATTATTTTAGCACGCACTTTATCATGCTACCATAAGAGCTTTTTAAGACAACAGGTAAGAGGGGTGAAATTCTGCTGATTTCACCCAAATCAATCCATTTACAGCTCTGCTAGCGGCAGTGTAAGACCATCTTACATGATCCCAATTGTCACATCTTTGCTCATAGACTATTACATTGCCGAACTGATCTCCTTGAGCTTTATGGCATGTGATGGCGTAAGCATAGTCGAAAGGATTAGCTTCCTGCTTGAATTCAAATTGATTTGATTCTTGCCCAAATTGATCGTGATCATATTTAATCTGATGAAAACTCAAACCATCAGAAGTGAAATCAAATTTTTCATTTTTGTGAACTTTAGTTACGACTCCTTGCATTCCATTGAAAAGACCAAGTTGCCTGCTGTTTCTTAAACAAATTATTTTTTCCCCTTTTGCAATAAATGTAAAATCTATCTTCTTTTCTTTTCTAACCCTTTGGTTAAGTTTGACTCTAGTCTTGTTGAAGGCAACAATTATTTGATCAACAGCCGCTAAATGTCGATCTTCAATAGATGACTCTTCTACTATTTGTACTTTTTGGGATGCAGAAAATGTGCTGGCCGAATTACCTTTGCGGAGATGTTCTGCAAAATGTGCAATTTCACCTGCATTGCGATGTACAGTTTCAAGTCTATACATCGGGTTTTCCATTAAATTAAATTTTGTTCCAATTGGTTCAAGTTGTCCATGATCACCAACATATATGATTGGTAGGCCAAAAGAGACTAAATCTTGATGTATTTCTCTACTGACCATGCTGGCTTCATCAATAATAAAACCATCTACTTGTTCTTCTATTTCCCATTTTGGAATCAAATGCCAAGTTGTTTCGCTTTTTGAGTCAGTTTCAGGACGATAAATCATACTATGGATTGTGTTGGCACCAAGTCCTTTCTTACGAAGAACATTAGCCGCTTTTCCAGTATATGCACTTACAGCAAAAGATAGACCTTTGTTCTTAAGTGCTTGGAGAAGTGTTCGGCAAATTGTCGATTTACCTACTCCAGCAAGACCTCCCATTGTGACAATCTGTTCATTGTCCAATGATTTCAAGATGCCTTTGATCACATCTTTCTGTTCTTCTGTGAGTTGCATAATTTTCTCGTCTAAATGAAAGGCAGATCAAAGGCGACCGACTTTGTAGTCAGGCTTGTCTACAAACTCATGGATCTCAAAGCTTAAGTGTACATCAGGAAGATCTGATATTTTTCTAGGAAAGCTGAAATGTTCAAGTTTCCAGCCTTTTTGTTCAATAACTAGAAAGTCATGATCTGACAAATATATTCCAGCATGGGTCCAAGATCTTGGAAGATTACGCTTGATGAAGCTTTTGGCAGTATCTTCAATGCTGAATATAGGAAGATATATTGATTCATCTTTTTCATACTTGAATGTCAGAAGTGGAATCCACTTCTGATTGACACATTCTTGTTCGACTTCTTTAAGCTTGAGTTGACCATCAGTGCAGAGAATTGCCATCATGGCTTTAATTGACTCCTCGGAGTACTACTGTGGATTTTGATGATCTTTCAGAATCCAGTATACAAAGGCTGTGACATAGATAAAGGAAAATCCGATTCCTGTAATAATTCCCCAAAGAAAAAATTCCATTTTGGAATTCCCCTCTTAGTTTTTGTCGCCTCTGTCCTTGACTGCAATGTAAAATACATAACTTGTTTTGCTTTGTCCAGTTGCAATCTTGCTGGGAGATTGTGTTTCACGATACGAAACAGCTAACTTACTTTGTGGGTTCTCATAAGCCAAGAAATCTTTAAGATGACTTATTACACTTGTTATAAAAGCAGGACTTCCTGTTATACGGATTCCATCTTCGCTATATGTTGATCCCTTGAAGCCATATTTAATTGGACTTGTTGTAATTGGCTTATTAGCTTCAAGTGTTTTCCAAAATTTTAGGATATCTTTTTTGCTAGCACTCCATTTTTCTCTATCTGCGACAGGACCAGAAACAAGAAGTGGGGAATTTGGCCCAGAAACGGCTGTTGTTGGATTTGCCAATGCTTCTTCGTTCTTAAGATTGCGTTTTTTCTTTTTCTTATGCTTGTATTCGCCTTTGCTAATCTTCGCATTTTTAGAATCGGAATTAAGTTGACTGCAAGCTCCTTGGACCTGATAATTATCAGTGTCAACGCATGGTCCTATGTAAGGGCCAAAACCCTCTTTGATTTCGATAAATTGACTAAAAGACATCATGTTTTATATATGCGTTTAACGTCAGAAAACCATGATTTACTTTGAAAAGGCATCCTTGCCCTATAATAATCTTCGCAAAAAGGAAGAATTTTCAATAATATTCAAAAATTAAACTGGCGGCTGTTGCTCTGTAGGCGCAGGTGGTGTACCTGCCGCAGGTTCAGGCGCTGGTGCTGGTGCTGGTGGCATTTCTGCTTCAGGTGCTGGCGCAGATCCCGCTTCAGGTTCCTCTTGAGGTGCTTCTTCTTCTTTTTCTTTTTCTTCTTCTTTTTGTGGATCAATTATTTTTTCAGCAACATCGAAAAAATTAGAAACTTTAAGTTTTTTTGCTGCTGTTTGTCCTGCTGTACCGCCGGGAGGTGCTCCGCCACCACCGGGAGGCCCACCACCACCAGCAGGTGGCATTGGCATAGGTGGTGGTGGTGCTGCTCCGCCACCGGGAGGCCCACCGGGAGGCGCTCCTCCCGGTGGGCCTTGTTCTACCATTATTTTATTTTCAATAAAATGTTTGAAGCTAATCATCAGATTATTTATGTCCTTCCTGATTATTTTAAGAATTTTATCCTTGTATTTTTCATTAATTTTGTCATGATTTCATCAAAGGGAGCCGATCATGCCTAAAGTTTTACTTTTCAGCGACATTCATTTGCATCCACATAAAAGAAGCAATCAAAGGCTTGAAGATTGTCTCAATACTCTTCAGTGGGTTTTTGACACTGCTGAAAAACTGAAAATCAAATCAATTTTATTTGGAGGCGATCTTTTTCATGATCGTCAAAAAATTGAGATATATACCTATCAAAAGGTTTTTGAAATATTCGCCAATTCATCTAAGAAAAATATTTTCGACATATATCTCCTTCTTGGAAACCATGATTTATGGTATAACGATAAAACCACAATAAGCAGTGTCATGCCTCTTTCTTCTTTGCCAAACGTACATGTAATCTCAAAACCGTCTAGAATTGAAATAGAAGGCCACAATTGGGACTTTATTCCCTATACCCACAATCCAATTGAATCTCTCGAAGAATTAAAAAAGATTCATAGCACGATGGAATATGCTTTGGGTCACATAGCATTGGATGGCGCAATACTTCATGGTTCTCAACATTCAGATGTAGCCATAGAACATGATGGAGATATGGTTGCTATTAGCGCAGCTTTGTTTAATGATTACACACACACCTTTTTAGGTCATTACCATGCTGAGCAACGTGTTAATAAAAAGGTCGAATACATTGGATCTCCACTGCAATTAAGTTTTGGGGAAGCATTTCAAAAGAAACATATAATTGTTTTCGATGGAGATAAGAACGAAAGAGAATACATTGAAAATAATTTCAGTCCAAAGCATCTTGTCATTAATTATGCAGATAAAGAAAAATATCAACTAGAAGGCAATTATGTTCAAATAAAAGTGGATGATATTGGCGCAACAGACCTAATAAATGTTAAAAAAGAAATACTTGAAAACAGCAATCTTGCAAGTCTGGAAATAAAGCAGCACAAAAAAAATATTGATGAACATATAATTCATGATGCTAAAGCTATTCTATATAAAGGCGACGAAATGATTGCCAAGTATGCAGATCAGGTTGGCCATGAAGGTCTAGACCGTGATAAATTATTGGCAATAGGCCAAAAAATTTGTGTAAGACCGGAGTGACCATTGAATTTCATCATTACAGCTATAAATGAAAAATATTGGAATCCATGGGGGATTTCATGGATTGCTTCTTTAAGGGAGCTTGCTCAAACAAAATATACCCCAATAATTATTGATTTTGGCTTAAAAACAAGTACAGCCAATAAAATTAAAGAATTTGGCATTACTATTTATCAAGGCAAAAAAAAATCAACAATTAGAAATGATGCACTCGCAACAATTGCCCAATTAAACAAACAAGTTTGTGGAAATTTTGTTTATTTTGATGCCGATGTTTGGTTCCAAGATAATATAGATCAACTATTCGACCAAATTGATAACAGAATCATAATGTCTCAAAATAAAAATGCTGGATTTGTTGCAGGTAGTAAAAAATCTTGGCAAAAATACGATATCATCAATTCAATTACAAATTTTACTAAAGATGGGGAAAAAATAGACTGCTTAATGAAACATTTTGATTCAGATATAAATTTTGTCAATAATATTTATAATTTCATTAATTTGCCAAATTTAAAAGATGAAAAGGGAACGCTTAATTTTCAAGGCGAAATGCCCTTAGCCATTCATCCTACTGGTTCTTTGAAAAAATTAGCCACTAATAGAAATATTTTATTCCACGAAAGATATCCAGATATATTCTCAGAATATTCCTCGAAAAGAAAAAATTTCCCTCACATTCTTTTAAACAAATCTTCAAATATACTTGACGAGCCTGAATGTTCGTGATAATCTAACCTGTCTATTTACCGACAGGGAAAATCATGAAAAATCTTAAATTCAAATTTGCTGCCGCATATAACTTTCTTCCATTCGGACCAGAAGGAATAAATATTCATTTTGATAATTATCAAAATATAGTTTTAGTTCGTGGAGAAAACCGTGACGCTAAAAAGATTGATTCATCTTTACTTTCCGATGAAATGAAAATAAGCAGCAACGGAACAGGCAAAAGCAGCATCCAAGAAATAATATCATATGGACTTTTTGGCAAAACTGTCAAAAGACCAGAAAAATTAGGCGCAAATGATGTCGTTCATAACAAAATTGGCAAAGATGCTAAAGTTGAATTAATCTTTGATGACATTCGCATCATTAGAACAAGAAAAGAAGGTGGAAAAGACACCAAGAACTCATTGCGCCTTTGGGAAAGCAAAGAAGCTGTTTGGGATAAAAACACTGAAATCACACAAGGAACAATGTCCCTTACACAGAAAAAAATAGAAGAAATAATTGGTCTTTCCTATGAAGCTTTTATCAACATGTCTGTTTTCACCGATGATCAAAGAGCATGTTTTCTCGAATGTGAAAGCAAACAAAAAAAAGAAATAGTTGAGAATATGCTTTCTCTGGGCGTTTATCGAGAATGGTTTGAAAATGCCAAAACACTTCGCAAGGAAATTAAAAGTAAAATTGACATTAAGGCAAAAGAATATACATTGTTCGTGAACAGTAAAGATGATGCTGTAAGACGCTTGGCCTTAACTAAGCAAAAAGAAGCAAAATGGCGTGAAGATAAGAAAAATGAAATAAGCAATCTGATTGCCAGTGCTGATAGATTTATAAAAATGCTTGGCTCATCAGACAACGGCGCTGCCGTTTTAGCTTATGAAAAAGCTCAAGAAAGCATCAAATCCATCAATGAAAAAATGCCAGAAAAAGAAAAATCTAAACAAGAATTAGAATCAAAACTTCAATTGACAAAGAACAAGGAAATTGAAATAAAAAATGAAGCTCAAATTGTTTCCGAAGAATACCAAGAAATTGCTCGCAACAGTAAGATTTTAGTAGTCGATAGGCAAGAAAAAGAAAAGGAAATTGCTAAACTCAAGGCCAATGAGGTCGGAACCAGATGCGATAAGTGTAAAGGTGAAATTCTGGAAGAAAATATAAATGAATATATCGATAAACTTCAAAAAGATATAAATGATATAAATGTTAAACTGCAAAAACTAGTCGCTTCTGGTAAAGAAGTCCAAGAAATGGCAGAGAATGTTAAGAAAAAACAAGATAAAATCAAGGAATATATTTCAAACTTTACCAAGCAAATTTCTGCAATTGATCAAGAGTTAATTATTTGGCGTAAAGAATTAGTCGAAGCTAGTAAGGTTCGTGAACCTAAAACAGATAACGAAGAAGCATTGCTTCAACAGAAAATACAACAATTCAAAGATCAGATTTTTGAAAAGAAAAAAGAATTGGAAGGAGAAAGTCCATTTAAGGAAATTATGGAGAATGATGAAGAAGAACTTAAAAAAGCAACAAACGCTGTCGCAGAAAAAGAGACTGAAGTAAAGTCTTTAGAGGCTGAACTTCCTTATTATGATTATTGGATCACAGGATTTGGCGATAATGGGATTCGCAAATGGATTGTTGATGGTATTATTCCAGAACTCAATAATCGCATAAATTATTGGCTTCAATTCTTGATCGACAATAAAATCACATTAAAATTTGACAATGAATTGAATGAAAAGATCGAAAGAAATCCTCCTGATGGCGATCCTTACATTTACTTCGCTATGTCAACAGGACAACGTAGAAGATTGAATCTAGCAGTCAGTCAGGCCTTTGCCCATATTATGTCTATAAGCTCTGGTTCTGTTCCTTCAATATTGTTTTTAGATGAAATTTCTACCAATGTTGATCCTGTTGGAAACATAGGAATTTACAACATGATTTGTGAACTCAGCGAAGATCGCCAAGTCTTTGTCACGACACATGATGCAGATCTTTTAAGAATGCTACAAACCACTGATGTTCTTAATCTTGTTCATGAAAATGGGTTTACAAAATTGGTTGTATAGTAAAAATTATTTTTGTATTTTTAGATCTTGATGTTTAGATAATTTCCCAGTATTATTTGAGACGCCAACAGATCAGTTGGGAAGGAAAAATATGAGTATTTTTGAAAAACGAGTGGCTTTCAAGCCATTCGAGTACCCAGAAATTATCGGATACAAAGATGCAATCAACCATAGCTATTGGCTTGTAAGTGAATGGAATTTTATAGGTGACATTCATGATTTTAATGTTAAACTAAATGATATCGAAAGAAATGTTCTTAAGAACGCTATGCTCGCTATTTCTCAGATTGAAATTTCGGTCAAGAAATTTTGGACAAAATTAGGAGAAAGATTTCCAAAAGCCGAATTTGAACAAGTAGGTGTTACATTTGGCGAATCAGAAGTTCGTCATGCCGATGCATATTCCCACCTTCTTGAAGTTCTTGGGATGAACAATGAATTCGATCAATTACTCCAAAATCCTGTCATCCAAGGAAGAGTCGATTATCTTACAAAGTATCTAAAAGGTGCTTCCGATAATAGCAACGAAAACTACACTCTCACATTAGCATTGTTCAGTATATTCATCGAGAATGTAAGTTTGTTTTCTCAATTTTTGATTATCAAATCTTTCAACAAATATATGAATTGTTTGAAGGATATTGATAATGTCGTGCAAGCTACTCAAAAAGAAGAAGCGATTCATGCGCTTCTTGGCGTTTACATAGTCAAGCAAGTTAAGAAGGAACATCCAAATTGGTTCAATGACGATTTTTATGCGAAACTTCAAAGAGCTTGTGCCAAGGCTTATGAAGCAGAATCAAAAATTGTTGATTGGATTTTTGAAAATGGCGACTTACCATTTCTTACCAAGGATGTGGTTAAGGAATTCGTTAAACATCGCTTCAACGAGAGTTTGGTAATGATTGGTGCCGAAAAGCACTTCGATGTTGATATGGAAAAACTGAAGGATTTGAAGTGGTTTGAAGACGAAATTCATGCCGAAGTGAATACTGATTTCTTCCACAAGAAACCAGTCACTTATTCCAAGTTCACAAAGTCGTTTACAGCAGAGGATTTATTCTAATGTCAGATTACAGATGGCTTACTGATTTATCACGCATTTTTCTTGAACGAGATTATCTCGTTGAAGGTCAAAGTGTCGATGAGCGTGTTACGGAAATTTGCAACGCTGCTGAAAAAATCCTGAAAAAACAGGGATTTGCAAAGCGTTTTCAAGATAATTTCAAAAAGGGTTGGTATAGTTTTTCCACTCCTATCTGGACAAACTTTGGCAATGATCGAGGATTGCCGATTAGTTGCTTTGGGAGTTATATAAGCGATTCTATGGATTCAATTGCATTCACTTGGGCTGAAGTTGCCATGATGACTAAGCATGGTGGAGGCACAAGTGGATATTTTGGCAACCTTAGACCTCGTGGCTCTAAGATTAAGCAAAACGGTGAAAGCTCTGGTTCTGTTCATTTTATGCAAGCCTTTGACAACCTGATTAATGTTGTGTCTCAGGGCAGGACTCGACGTGGAAATTTTGCAGCTTATCTTCCTATCGACCATGCTGATATTCTAGAATTTTTACAGTTAAGACATGAAGGATGTCCGATTCAAGATCTATCATTTGGAGTATGCGTCCCAGATTATTGGATGCAGGAAATGATTGATGGAGACGCAGACAAACGTAAAGTTTGGGCTAAAGTGTTGGAATCAAGATCTAATCTTGGATATCCTTATATAATTTTTATTGACAATGCTAACAACAATACTGTTGATTGTTATAAAGATAAAGGAATGAAGATAACACACTCAAATTTATGCGTAGAAATTTTTTTGGCAAACAATGAAGAGGAATCATTTGTTTGTGATCTCAGTAGCATGAATATTTTGCATTATGATGAGTGGAAAGATACTGATGCTGTTGAATTGATGACTTACTTCCTCGATGCAGTTATGACTGAATTCATTGATAAAGCTAAGAACATTAAGTTCATGGAGCGAACTGTTCGCTTTGCAGAAAGACATCGTGCTTTAGGCATAGGATGGCTTGGATGGCACAGTTACTTGCAGAGCAAGATGATTCCTTGGGAGAGCATGGAAGCTAAGTTGATTAACACTCAAGTTGCCAAGAACATCAAAGAGAAGGCTTATGCCGCAAGCGCAAAGTTGGCTCAAGAATATGGTGAACCTGAAGTCTGTAAGGGCTATGGGCGGCGTAATACAACCTTAATGGCAATTGCACCCACAAAATCATCTGCGTTTATTTTAGGGCAAGTTTCAGAGGGTATTGAGCCACACAGGACAAACTATTACATCAAGGATTTGCAGAAAGGCAAATTCACGATTAAGAATGTTGAACTTGAGAAGTTATTGAAGGAAAAGGGCAAAGACACTGATGATGTTTGGAAGAACATTCTTATGAATGGAGGAAGTGTTCAGCATCTTGATTTCCTTTCCGAAAAGGAAAAGGATGTTTTCAAGACATTTGCTGAAATCAGCCCAAAAGAAATTATCATTCAGGCAGCACAGAGACAACAGTTTATTGATCAAGGCCAATCGCTTAACTTAATGATCCATCCAAGTATTTCAACTAAGGATGTTAATACTTTGTTGGTTGAGGCTTGGAGAATGGGAATTAAGTCATTGTATTATCAAATTTCCGTGAATGCGGCTCAAACATTTGCACGAAATATTCTTGAGTGCAAAAGCTGCGAGTAATTTTTAAGTTATTGTTTTAGATCAACGAGTCATATTTTCCGTCACTAAGACGGCAAATATTTTTAAGGGAAATAGTTATGCAATTTTCAGATTTTCAAATCAATCAAAATTGGAACGATGAGATAAAATTAAATTATGAAAAATATTATAGGGAAATTTGGGAAGATAAAGAATATTTCAGGCATGGACTTGAAATAAAAGAAGGCGATGTTGTTTTAGATCTGGGTGCCAGCATTGGATTGTTCTCTTTGCTTGCTCTTGAAAAAAAGGCAAAAAAAATTATTTCATTTGAGTCAAACGAGGAAATTTATCAATATTTGAAAGAAAATTGTAAAAAATATAAAAAAATCAGACCTGTAAATGCATTTATTTGCCACAGAGATGTAAAAGTCACTGGTCAAAATGGCTTTATAGAAACAATTGATCTAAAATACATCATAGAAAAATTCAAATTATCAAAAATTGATTTCCTTAAATTAGACATTGAGGGATTTGAATTTGCGTTTGTTTTGAATGAGTCTGATGAAAACATTAAAATGGTTAGGCAATGGGCAATAGAAGTTCATACTTGCGGTTTGTTTTGCGATAAAACAAAAGAATGTGAATTTGCTATTGGGATGGTTGATAAATTTGCTAAATTAGGTTATGAGTGTATTCTTGAAAAATTGCATTTAGAAACTTGCTGTTACATGATTTACGCCAAGAAATAGTTTGACTTGTTAATTTTATTGGCCTTTGTTAGATTGTTTCTACTCTTTTAGAGGCAGAGGTGATTGTAATGTCCTGCAAGTATATTATTGTAGTTGGTGGAGTGATTAGCGGTACAGGTAAAGGGGTTTCTGCTGCAAGTATCGGCCTTCTGCTTAAATTTCGTGGTCATAGAATTAATTTAATTAAATTTGATCCATATTTGAACACAAATGCTGGTGTTTTAGCTCCTCGTGAACATGGAGAGTGTTTTCTTTGTGATGATGGAACAGAAACAGATCTAGATCTCGGCCATTATGAGCGAATTGCTGGGATAAATATGAGCAAAAATAACATTTGCACTTCTGGAACACTCTATAAGGAACTTGTTGAAGAGCAAGAAGAAGGAAAGTATTTAGGCCAAACTCTTCAACTTAGCCCACACATCACAGATAAGGTTCATGAAAGGCTTCTTGATCTTGGTAAAGACAAAGATGTGGTGATTGCAGAAATTGGCGGAACTGTTGGAGACAGTGAAAGTTATGCTTTTTTTGAGGCTATGCGTCAATTTAAGCAAAAGCTTAAAGATGATGTTTTAGTTGTAATGGTTGCTCCCATTCTTTGGGTTAATACCATTAAAGAATTCAAGAGTAAGCCATTGCAGAATGCTGTTAAGGAATTGCAACGGCATGGATTGCAGCCAGATGCAATTTTTTGTCGTGTTGATAGACAAGTACCAGAAAAGATTTTGACTAAAATAAGTCAGCAAACAAATGTAAAAAGAGAATGTATTTTTGAGGCACCTGATGTTTCAAGCATCTATCAGGTTCCTTTGGAATTTTACAATCGTCATATTGATGATTTGTTTGTTGACTTATTCAGGCTTAATAGAAGCTCTTGTCGTATTCACAAGTATCGTGATGTTGTTGAAAAATATGTTGGTAATCATGAAAAGGCAATTGAAATTGGCGTATTTGGTAAATATGATAATTGCGATGAAGCTTACATGAGTCTTAAAGAAGCTTTGATTCATGCTGGTGTGGCGAATGATGTAAAGGTAAATATTCGTTGGATTAAGGCAGAAGAATTAGAAAAATACAAAGACAGTCGTGGTCTTCATAAGTATTTTGAAGGATTGGATGGGATAGTTGTTCCCGGTGGCTTTGATAACCGTGGTACAGAAGGAAAAATTAAAGCTATACAATATGTTCGAGAAAGAAAAATTCCTTTCTTGGGGATTTGTTTGGGTTTACAAATGGCAGTTATTGAATTTGCGAGACATGTTTGTTTAATGGAAGATGCCAACAGTTTAGAGTTTAACAAAGAAACCAAATATCCTGTTGTTCATTTTGTTGATGGTCAGGAAAAATTAGAGAAGAAGTCGGCTAATATGAGGCTTGGCTCTTATGAATGTGAATTAAAGAAAGAAAGTTTGGCTTTAGAGTTGTATGGAAATAAAATAATTAATGAGCGTCATAGGCACAGGTATGAGGTAAATCCCGAGTTTATTGAGCAGTATTCAAAAAAAGGATTTCATGTTTCTGGAGCAAGTACAGGATCGGGGCTGGTAGAAATCATGGAAATGGATAATTCTATTCATCCTTATTTTATTGGCGCTCAGGCGCATCCTGAATTTAAGTCTCGTTTGTTATCAGCTTCGCCTCTTTTTAAGGGATTAATAGCGGCTGCTGTTAAAAATAAAAATGTTGGAGCAACTATAGATAAACTATGAGATTTAAAGATTTTTTATTATTTGAAACACAAGCCTATTTAGCACAAAAAGTAGGAGATATTCTTGCTGCTTTGCAAGAATTGCGTGATGATGCTCAGAATATGGGATCACGAGATTTAACTCAATATTCTATGCGTATTGTTAATTTGATTCGTCGTGTATTGCACAGTAGTTGGCCTAAAGATGAACGAGAGAATCTTGTGGTTCTTCAAAAGGCAGGCGTTGCAATAATGAAATCGATTGATGAAAAAAACGATTTACCCGGAACAATAAGTGCTGTTTCTACACTTTTAGAAAAATTAGTTGCAGATATGGGTGTGCCAATCAACAAATTGACGCCTACTGAATCACCTAAAGATCAAAACAAAGAAACTAAAACTACGGCGGCAACAGAAAATAAACCAGAAAAACCACCGCAGTCTGAGCCAGCAGCATCGCCAGCAGCAGCAGGCGCACCTCCAACTCCAGAAACAATGGATCAAGCGCAGCAGGGTACTCCGCCAGTAGGTGGAACTGGACAAGACATGGCCGCACCTCCACTTGGCGGAAGTACAGGTCAATTAGATGCAATGTAAAAAGTAAATTTTATTTAAAGGCAATGAAAGGTGCCATTCCAATCTTTTACAAGTTTGGTAAATCAGGTGACATATTTGTGGTGTAGCTGGGTTTATTGGTGAATCCAAAAAACCGATTATAAGTTTTAAAATTATCTCTAAGTTATTTGAGAAAAGTGAATCTCGTGGAATTGATGCAAGTGGTTTCTGGGGTGTAGAAAAAGGCATTGAAGGTCATGTTGTTTTTCACAAAGAACCAACAAGATCAAAAGATTTTGTAAAAAAAGATGTTTGGCAAAATCTGTCAAAATATAATTTAAATATTTTACTTTGTCATTCTCGTGGCGCTTCTAAGGGTGTTGGCGAACCAATTCATAATTTTAACAATCATCCATTTACAAGTTCAGACAAATCTTTAGGTTTAATTCACAATGGCAGAATTGATGATTGTGAGTATCAATCTCTCAGACAAAAATATGAAGTAAAATCAAATTGTGATTCAGAAATACTATTGAGAATAATTGAAAATTCTCAAAACACAGATGATATATTTGATTCGGAATATTGTTCTGATATTCTTTCTGGAATTAAAGAAGCATTTAGTTTGATAAATGAAGGCCATATGGCTGTCGCTGTTGGAAAACGAGGTCCAATTGGCGAGAGATGGTTGTGGCTTTTTAGAAATCAACATAGACCTTTATGGATAGTGGATTGTCGGGAATATTTGGGACAAATTTTCTTTATTTCAGAGCCTAATATTTGGGAAGAATCAATTAAAGAATTTGGTTTAATAAAAGGATTCCCTAAATCTCAAAAATTAATTGAAATACCAGAAAACCAAATTTGGTGTTTCCAAACTGATGAAAAGCAAAATCATATAAGAAAAGTTAACAAATATGAAATTCAAAAAGGGGAAATGAAACCTTGGCAATATGATGGAAAGCATTTTAAAATTAAATCATATTCTTCAAATTTTAACATTATTAGTGAACTGAATGAATGTGAACAGTATGAAAAAGTAGAGGAAATTGAAGTCATGAGTAATTTTAGGTTAGATCTTTTGAATAAAAAGTGTGATGAAATTATAGATGTCGTCAATAACATCAGACAATATTGTGAGCAATTGACTCAAGAAAATTCAATTAGTAAAAATGAATTTGAAGAACTTTTAGCAGATTTAGAATGTAAAAGAAAAGAATTAGAAGATATGAGTGTAATTATAAATCGATGATCTACTCAATTAAATTATGAAACATGACTTTGAAGAATATGATGATTTTGTTCAAGACGACAGCCTTCTTGCGAACAAGAAAAAGAAAAAAGTAAATGGCAAGAAAAAAGGCAGTCGCACAGAACTAGACTTAACTAAGATTTTAACTGAACGATTTGGTCAACCTTTTAGCAGAACTGTTGGATCAGGGGCAAGATGGAGCCAAGCTGTTCTTCCTGCTCACGCAAGAGAGGTTTTCTCTGGTGATATCGTAGTCATGAAAGGATTCAAGTTTGTGATTGAATCCAAAGGCGGATACGATGGTATTGACATGAGTTCTGTTTTTATAAATGGCAATAGTGAATTAGATAATTTTTTAAAGCAAGCGACAAGTGATAGTGAGCGTTGTGGTCGTAAGCCTATGATGTGTTGGAAAAAGACAAGAAAGCCTTGGTTGGCATTTGTATTAACAGAAGAATTAGCAGGGAATCAATTCAATTATTCAATGAAGTATCGTGAGTGGACAGCAGTTGCGCTTGAACAGCTTCTTAAGCTTGATGATTCATTTTTCATTGATAAAGAACAATTGAAATTAGACGAAAATAATTAAGTCAATTATTCAAAATCTTTAAGACTAAAGACATTTGATTTTTCGTCAATGTAATTTTTAACTCCACCTTCTGTTAAGAACCAATGCCATTTTTCAGGATGCAATGGTTTCACTTGATTTCCATAACCATCTGTTAAAATCCAAACAGCGTTGGGGTATTTAACATTTTCATTTTGCATAGTTCTTTGAATATATTGTTCAATGATGCTGAAAGAAGTGCCTCCGCCTCCATATATCTTTCTTTCTTTTAAGTTGGTTTCTTGCACATTCGTATCAAAGCAAAATAGTCTTACATTGAATCTTTTTTCTGGCAAAGATTCAGCAGCAGCAAAAAATCTATCTTTTAGAGTCCAGCATGATCCACTTGTATCAAGAAAAAACCAAACATCAATTTTATTTTCAACATAATCACGTTCATCGACTTCCATTTCGCTTGGTAGAATCATTTCTTTAGGGAGAAGCGTCATGCGTCTATTGGTTCTTGCCCATTGTTCAACATCACGATAACTTTCTATTATTCTTTTTTGCGCCCATTTTTTGATAACAGTTTCCCATTTAAGAATTTTTTTATATTTCTTAGCACTTGCAAAAGTCCACAGACCGCCAGTATTGGAACCAGCGGGTGAATTTAGATTTGAGTTATCATTTTTTGGTGGTTCTTTTTGAAAATGTTTATCTACTGTTGATTTTAGACTTTCTTTTTCTTCATCTGAAAGACCATTATTTAATTGATCGATAAATTTGTTCCAATTCCCAGATTTTTCTCCCATGGATTCATGATCATCAACAGTTTTTGGTCCACCTCCTTCACCATCGCCCATATTGCCGTCACCATAAAATTTTTCAAAAAGATTATAATAAAATTCAAATTGATTGTTGCTTGGTGGTAATGTTTCATGATCCTTAAATACTGTATCGACCCAGCAGTATTCTTCTCCATTTGTAATTTTATTTCGTTCAAATCCAAAGTTACGAATAAGTGTGTGATTTACAACAATATCCATAGCAGTATTACATGCTTGTCGATTAATTTTATCATCTTTTGATCTAATGCCATGATTAAGAACAATATGCAATGCTTCATGGCAAATGACAAATAAACGATTGTAAAGATCTAGAGACTTCCAAAATTTAGGATTAAAATAAAACAATATAAATTTTCCTTCTTCGTCAAATTGAACGGCAGCGGTTGAAATTTCTTCATTGAATATTGGTTTGCCCATCTGCCAGACTTTATAGAAAACGGCATGATGAGGCTCTAGTGCGCTGCTAATTTCAAACCACTCTTCATTGGTTATTTTAACATCATTTTTTTCTGATACTGCAATATCCAGAACACTCATAATTATTCCTCAACGATGACAACTAATTTTTCTCATTTATGAAACAGATAGCTTGAAATTGAGGCCCAATTGATTAATTGTTTTAAACAATTCATTAAAATTGTTGTCATTGTTTTTAATAATCTCATCAATAGAGAGTTTGCTTTCTTTGTGCATATTATGCAGGCAATGATTTATGATGCCGAAAATTTTATCGAAAGCTGAATCTGCTACAATTGAAGCAAATTGCCAACGATCTCGTTCTTGTGTTGTTCCTATAATATTGTTATTTGAAAATATATTGTTGATTATTTTTAAAGTTTCAATAGATTCTTCTTGTGTTATTTTTTCAGGGATACCATTTTTTATTTTTTCGTAAACTGCAAATCTTTGGTTGACGCTATCTATTGGCATTGATTTAATCAGAACTAAATCATTGGTCCAATTAGTTTTTCTTTTGTTGAAATGAATTTGGATAGGCGCTTTGGGACATTCAATTGCATCTTTTGCGAAGGCCTTGGCTAAATTTTCGTTTTCTGTCAAAGATCTACGAAGCTTTTTTACGAGCGAGGCATCAAGATTGGCTTTCATAATTTCTTTACTAATTTTATGAAAGGCTGGGACCTTGTCTAAATTATTGATGATATGGTTGCAGATTTTTTCATCTGTAGCCATAAGGCTGCTAATTTTTTCATTAGGCATAAGAGGAACAAAAAATTCCAAGAAGCTTTCAGATTTAATAATATGTTTAATTGCTGAAGAGAAATTATTTTCATTTTCGAGAAACTTACTGGTTTCTGCCTCGTCACGAGTAGAGATTAATTCTTCTAATTTCTCAGTAATTGGGCCAGTTTTTAGAGCAGTTAGCAATTTGTTGACATTACAGTTGATTGGTAATACGTCTCTAACGTCACCTTTTAATTTGTACATGTCCATGGCATATTGGAGTCTGCGAGGACTTACGTTACGCTTTACTTCATCAGTGAGTTCATCCCACCAAATGAGAGCCGAATCAGCAAGACGCTGACCATAATTCTTCCTAAACCATTCAGCATTTGGTTTGTAAGGAATATATTCTTGAACAGGAAAACGGTCTTTGTGCGCTGCGTCTAGAACTTCTACATCATATTTTTCTTGTTCATCATCATCTGGATTAATAGCGGCCCAAACAAATCTAAGTTTTGGAAATTTATGACCATTAATTGAGCCAAATTGAATCAGTTCCATTACAGCGTTACGAACTTTTTTAGGGCTACGATTAAATTCATCAAAAAACAATGCTTCAATGTCACCACTTGCAAAAAGTTGTGGTCGAACAATGTCAAGAAATGTTTGTCCCTCAGGTCTTAAAGCATGTTCAACCATTAATTTTGCTTGATTTACATCAAGTTTCCAATTTTCCACCACATAGGTTATAGCAGCAGTTGGTTCAACTTTGGCTATATCACGAACGATTTCAAAGGCTGTGGAAATTTTATTTTCAGTACGTTCACGAGGAACGCCAATGAAATCGCACCATGGGTCCATGGTGCTAGCACTAAAATATTGCCATTTGAGCTTGTGTCTATCAAAAGATTCTTTTACCATGGCTGTTTTTCCAACGCCATGGCGACCGATAAACATTACATTGATTTTGTTGACGATCCAAAAATCAAGCTTTGTGGTCGAAACAGACATAGTATTGTTTCTCTTTGATCGGATGCTATCTAGGAGAAATGTACAGGAAAAAATTAAACTTGTAAAGAAAAAATCAGTTAGTTGTAGATTTGAAGAGCATATTTTTCTGAAACATATGTGCTTTCGCCAGAAGTAGTTTCAAACCAAATGTTATAAATTCCTTCATCATATTGAGTTGTATCTAAAAACCAATATGCATAGCTATCTTCACGATAGTCCACTAGGTGCCGATCTATAATCAATCTTAGGTCATTTTCTGCTGGTACACATTCCCCGCAGTACATTTCCATTGATATCTTAATATCGGAGACTATGGCGATATTTTCGTAATACTTTAATAGATCGGCACCTCGTGGAACATTTGGTGTGACCGCAATCTGAATGTAGCGTTTAGTGCCTTTTCTGATTCGATTGGGTCTAAATGCAAAATTAAAATCATAAATTATTGGCGTTGGCGTAGTAAACCAAAGATCAGCATAAATGTTAAATTTATTATTTATACTATTACTTAGGCAATCGCCATTTTCAAAAACTACATTCCATACATCATAATATGATCCTACGCCATAAATTTCTTGGTCAAGAAAAACTGACAAGATATATTCGCCTGTATTAGATTTAACAACACTGGCTCCAGAAATTGTTTCTACCAGTCTTAGGCCTTCAGGATTGGATTCACTTTTTAAAGTTGGATCAATAGTAAAGATTTGTACTTGGGTAATTTCTTTAACATCTCTACGACTGTTGCTGTTATAAGTAAACAGTCGTAGATTGATGGTATCACCGCAATTTGGATTTTGATATCTTTCTTTAGTCATTTATATCTACCTTTTTCTTGCCTTGCGTTGTTGTGCATCCATTGCTTTATTTTCGCTTTCCTTTTGCTGAATAAATCTTTCGATCATCCATTTTCTAAGATTGATAGGCAAGCTCATTGATCCCGACATATCTAGATGCATGTGATATTGGAAGAAGAAAATCTCTTCTGCTAGTCCTTCCCAGATTGCTAGACTTGCGTCTTTGCCTTCTTCCGTCTGGGGAAGAAAAAATTTGCTTCAAGAGGCAGATCGAGACTGAATTCTGATAAACAGCTTGGGCAAACAATTTCTGTATTTGTGTCAACGCCGAAAGGAGGTTCGTTAATACAGTTGCGAATATATGAAACATCATTGATTGGAAGATTTTTCAAGAGAATCTGAAGTTCAGTCTTGCTATCGATTCCATCGATGTCGTTCAAAAGTTGTGCAGTGCGATAGGTAAGGCTGTCATCTGTGCCATTATCTCCGAATGCCTTGATTCGTCGATCACGATGGTCCTGAATTTCTTGTTCATCTTTTCCTGTTGATAGGCGATAACTGAATGGCAACTTTGTGTTTGGCAAAACATCTTGAAGAATTGGTCCATATTCATCAGGAGTATATTCAACATATAGACTGTTAAGATCAATGCTTGTGCTGAACTTAGTTTCGCATTCTGGACACTTGATTTCAACGTCATAATTTGGACCGTATGAAATACCACGAAGATAAATTAGAAGATAAGTTCTGTCAATTGTCAAAAGATTTTCAGCACGGAAGCCTTCCTTAAGGCACTTTTGGAAAATCATGTTGATCGCTTGACCCTTCTTAACAAATCTTGGAGTGGCAAGAATTTGTTCTTCTTCACCAGTCATTGGTCGAATTGAAACAACGCCATTGATAGGTCCATCTTCGCCATTATAGAACCTTCCCTTTGATGGAAGTTGAAGCTCTTCATAAATAGTGGTCGATCCACGAAGACCTTCAAGAAGTTCCTTAAGGTGTCCACTGGCAGAAGCGTTTGACAAAGAACTAGCAGGAGCCTGCTGATAGGCAGTTGATTCGCCACCAGCACTCATGTTAAGGCCCCGTTTTGGCTGGCTCTGTGGCTGGCTCTGTGGTTGCTGACCACTTTTTGCTGCCTGAATAGCAGCAGCAAATGCTGGTGGAACATTACCTTGAATGTTGAATGCGCCTCCACCCGGCATATCATTAGGATTATTGCCTTCATTGACCTGTTGACGTACCTGATTGACTGAATCTAGTGGATTGCTCAATGGAATATTCTCCTGATTTGTTGTATTAGATTCGCCTGTTTGATTTGGTCTTCTTGGGCGAAAAGTCTCGTCTGACATTTTTTTCTCCTATTATTACTCTTTATGATTTGTTAGCCAAAACAATAGAGTTAATATAAACTTAAATTTGTCATAGTATAATGAAAATAAATTTCCAAAATATTGAAGAACATTTTTTTCTTGATAAGAAAGTTCAGGAATTATTGCCTGAATTTAGACAACAATTTGATTCTTGGCGTTTGTCACAAATGGTTCCCGGGCTAAGGCCTTTAGGACAAAAAAGTTTGTTTGAAGTTTTGAATAATTTGGAAACAAGTCATTTAGAAAAATTAAGTATATATTTCAATCAACCTGTAACTATAGAACGATTGAATAATAGAATCGTTGAACATTATAATTTTACAACAGATGAACATGATAAGCTCTGTAAATATACAGAATTTATGGAATTTTGTTTGACTTGTAATAAAGATGGATTATCAGCAACCTTTTGGCGATAAGGAATTTAACATGAATATTGCTAGCCTGTTTCTTTTTGTAGTCGGCACTATTGGTATGAGTCATATTATTGTTGATGGCTCAATACTTGCTTGGTTCAGAACATTAGTCAAAAATTTAGCGGAAAAAATCAATGTCCCTAAACTTGGAGGCATTGTTGATTGCTACCTTTGTTGCGGAACTTGGTGTGGTTTTTTCATGGGATGGGTGTGGATTTCACAAAATTTTTGGGAAATTTTCGCTTGTGGTTGTGCAGGAGGTTTTTTATCTAACTTAGCAGCAGTGTTTTTAAATTGGATTGAATCAGCCACCATTGTCAATTTGCCAACGGAAGATGACAATGGATGATGAAAAAATAATTTATGTTTTACATTGCAATAAATGCAATTTCAAGCGATTTTCAAATGGCAATGATATTGAAGATATGTTGCCATTGAATCTTAGCGATATACCCAGAAATATACCAAAATTAGATATAATTAAAAAGAAAACAATAAAATTTCCTGATAAAAAAAGAACTAAAGTTTTTAGGTGTCCTAAATGTGGATTTACTGTAAAAGCCTTTAAATATAACAAACCAGAAGAAATTCAGGAGGAAGATGATGAGTAGACCTATAGGATTGATGGATGTTAAACAAGCCCTTAGAGATAGTCGGTTTCATGAAAGCTTGCCTATTGGTTTTCGAGAAGACTTGCAAAAATATCTCAATAACCCGGGTTGCGCCTGCAATATTCCTCTTTACAAAAAAATTATGACCGATGCAAGAAAACAATTGCAAGAATATTTTCCAAATCGCATAATTACAAATCTTGATGAAGAAGTCAAAAAATTAGCTGAAAACCATTGGCGTGTAATAAATTGCAAGGCAGAAGACTTAGAAAAAGAACTGATGAAATTGCCAAGCGGAAGAAAACAAATTGCAGTTGCACGATATGAAAATATGGTTACTGTTGTTGTTAATGAGCTTGATATTATTTATTGATTGCTTAAATAAGTCTGGGTATTATTTAAAATTTTTCTGCATGATTCCATCATTTTAGTTGGATAATCATGATATTTTGAAATCTCCATAGGCCAATCACATTCTTGTAATCTTCTAGATCCTATGATTTTGGCGTTTTCATAAAAGCAATATGATTTATCATATTGCTTTATTGCATAAAAAATATCACCCAACAAACACCAAAATTCAGCTAAAGTTGGATTTTTTAAAACACACATGCTAATTCTTTGCAGCGCAATTTGATAATTTTTCTTTATATAACATTGAACCATAGCCATGTAATATTGAATCATAAAATAAGACATTGTTTGCTTTTTCTGTTGATGTAAATAAAGATCAGCAAAATTTATAAAGGCATCCCAATTTTTAGATATAAGCTCATTACAGGCAACATAATACGTTGCATCTGCAAGTAATGGATTTTTATCATGCCAATTTTTTGCTATTGATTTAACATCAACTTGAGGTTGAAATTTATTGACATTTATGAAAAAATTCATAAAATTTGATTTTCTTTCAATTGTTTCATATATTGGATTTACATAAGATAAATTAAGAGACTTATGCCACAATCGTGTTTGTCTGGTAAGCATATCACCTTGTAATACGCCAAAATTAAACGAAGATGGTGGTCCCTTTATAGCTTCTTTAATTATTTTTGAATCAGAAATCAGTGTTTCATATGGCTCAAGATGCAAAATCCATTCAGAATTTATTTCAAGAATTAATTTATTCCTAACCTTAGACATATCTTCGTAATTTAATGTTTTTATTATGGTCGCATTCTTATTTTCTAATTTTTTAATAGTTCCATCTTTGCAACCAAGATCTGCTGCAATTATATTACATCCCAATGGGGCAATTGATTCTAGAAAAAAATCAATTGTTTCTTCGTTATTCTTCACTATAAGTTGAATTGTCAATGGGGTTTTCATTATTTTTACCAAATTTATTCTCTATTAAAAAACTAACTGATGATGCTTCGTGCAACATATTGTTTTTTTGATAGTAATGTTGTAGTTCACGATAGAACCTAGGAACATCTGGCTTATCAATTAATGCACCGAAAATTTGTAATATTTCCATATTTAATTATATGCACGCAAAAGGAGATCGATGGCAACTGAATATCTTAATAACAAAACATTTGAAACATTGATCGTCCAATTCCAGCAAACCAAAAAAGAAAAAATCAAATACCAATTATTCATGGATGATATTATTGAAACACAAGCAAGAGTATTAAAGCGTGGACAATTTAAAAAACCCGAATCTTGGCTTGTTACTGAAAAAGAATTTAAGATTATATCTTCTCAATTTCAAGAATCACAAGACGAATTGGCAATAGCCTTCTATACTCTTTCTGAAAATATAGTTAGATACGCTAAATTTAATTTGATTGATCAAGATGATGCAGTTCAAGAAGGCGTAATGATATGTTTTGAAAAAATTGATCGCTTTGATCCAAAAAAAGGCAAAGCTTTTAATTATATGACAACATGTATATTAAATCATTTTCGACAACTTTATCGAACAGCTAGAAATTATAATGAATTAAAAAGAAAATATCTTGATTTCATCCAAATTCAACTTGATCAAAAAATTCCTGCTTTAAAAACAAAAAGTTTATACAGGAGGCATAATATAGTTAGCGATACTTGATATTATGTTTATTATTTATTATAATTAAAACAGCCTTGTCGAATAAATTGCTAGGTTAATTTTATAAAAGTTGGTAAAATGACAAAACAAACAAATCTTTTTGATAATATTGAAAACCAAGAATTAATTCAAAAATTGATTGACAGCGGATACTCTAGACTGGTTGATGCTTTTTTGTTAAATGATACAAAAGTTTATACAAAAAAAGGCCGCTTAAATAAAAGCGGCGCTTGCCGTGTAATGAAGTGCAAGCCAAAAGAACTTGAAGATGCAATTATAGCTTGTCAAGAACTTTTAAAAAAGGAATTAAAGGTCGAAGATTCAGAGTGAATCTAATTCCGTAACGGTTGATTCAAGCATCTAATATGCCAGCAGAAATTCTTAAAATGAAAAATATGCTCTATCATATCTTAAAGTTAAATCTACTGTTACAATACCAGAATCTCCCATGTCTAGGTCGCCAAATTGAATGTCTTGGCACCAAACATTCTTCATGTACCATGTTTCAAGCTCTAAGCCAGTACCATCATATAAAGTCAACCGAGCTTCAGGTTTTTTAAATCCAACTGAAAATTTAAATTTATCATTTTCTAAATCATAATATGAATAAATCCACTCCCAAATTTTGTGAGTTGGTTTAGCCATGTCATATAATGTTAATGTTATTGGCTTCCATTCTGGTTTTCCGGGGAAATAAATTGTTTCATTTAAATGTTCCAAACTTAGTTCTTTGAATGAAAGCGAAGGTCTGGATGCTTTCGATGGAGGCAAAGAATTAATTCCCTCTGCGCTTATATCTGGAATCGTTAAAAGCCAACGATTTTTTCTTTTGAAGCAACCATCCACTAAACCAAAACTATCACCCCATCCCATTTGCTGCGCCATTTATAACCTCGATAATAAAAAAGCCTCGTATTTTATATACGAGGCCAAAAATTGAAATTTTAATTTTAATATTATGCGTTGCAACCAAGTTTGCTTGCTTGTGGAGCACCGATACCGCAAGAGGGCGTGTATTCAGCTTCGCTAAACCTTAAGGTTAATTCAAGAGTGGCTTCTTCAGAGTTGCCGTAATCCAAATCGCCAAAGTTGATAGCACTTGGCCAAAGATTTTTAAGCTTCCAAGTTTCCATAGTTGCGCCTGTACCATCATACATGGTAAGAAGTCCAACTGCTGCCCAACCAGCCTCATTTCCATCATTACCTCTACGAGAAGTCTGCGAAAGACTGTTCGGATCAGTAAAGTTGTAAACTGAAGCTAACCAGTCCCATAGACCCTTCATACCAGCAGCGCCAGCACCACCGATATCGTAATAGGTTACACTTAGTGTTTCCCAACTACCTTTACCGGGAATCCACATTTTTCCGTGTAGATAGTTAATTTCAGTTTCTTCAATTGTTAAACTTGGACGGTTTGCCACCTTAACAAATGCGCTTGGAATTTGCTGTTTGTTCCAAGTCACATCAAACGTCCATCTATACTTGCGCTTGAACACGATGGATGATCCACCGAGAGTACTCAAGCCCATATTACCACCTACTATTGCCATTGTTTTCTCCTTTTATATGGTTCCTTTTAATTTTTAGAATGTTTCAGCACCTTGCTGGAAGCTGCCAGTACGGTGAATAGAGAATTCAATAAACATGAACTCAGCAGCACGAGTTGGTTGAACGCCAATTCTAGCACGGAATTCATTGCGGTCAATTACATCTGGCGTATTAAGTTCTTCATCAGCTTTAATAATGAATGCAGTAAGACCACGCCCAACTTGTACTTGACGCAGAATGTTTTCTGATAAGGTGATGAATTGCCTTCTGAAAGTTTCATCATTAGGATCGAACAACAGACCACGGCTAGCAGAGCGAATTGCCTTCTCGATGTAAAACATCAGACGGCGAACATTAACACGGTCAAGAGCGGTTGGAGTGCGCTGGAGTGTTTTTTGTCCAAATACCACAAATCCCTGAACATCAGCGAATTGAATAATTGGATTTACGCAGTTTCGGTTGCCATACATTGTATCACGTTCTTCCAAAGTTGGACGAATGTATACATCTGTTATGTTTGGAACAACACCACGATTAAGACCTGCTGGAGCAAACCAAGGAGCAGAAAGAAAATCGCTTCTTGCAATGACTGCCATAACTGATCCGCTTGGTGGACACCATACGTCTACCTTGTTATAAGCATCATATAGCTTAACCCAAGGCCAGTACAATGCTCCGAAATCGCTATCAAATCTAGTATTGTTAAGTGGATGAGTACCGTTCTGCCATGCAACAACTTCCTTAACGGTTAAACCGAATGGAGCATCAATAATTGCAAGGCAGTCTTGACGATAATCACGACAAAACATTAGTAGTTCTTGAACAACAGCAGTACTGCTGTGCCCGGGAACTGCGATAAGATCGATGTTTACTTGTTCAGGTTCACTGAGAGTATAAATGCCTGTGTAGCCAAGAGGGCTACCCATCAAAAGAACATCTTGCTGGTCAGGATCTGAGGGAATACCGTCAGTGCCATCTGCTAATTCATAAGTCCCATTTGCAGGGCCTGCTAAAATAGAAGTATTGTCGGTAACTCTAATGTAATCAGAAACAAGGGCAAGATATGTTTCAACATAGAAACGACTTGCTGCGTCTTTTGTCAGATTACCCCAAGATTCTACCTGAACGCCATTTGTAAATACTTCTACATCAAAGAACTTAGTATAAATGTCGTTTGTTACTCTTACTTCAGTGTAGTTTCCATCAATACCGGGTGAATCAGCATTAATAGTGAAAGATACGTCTTCAAGAGTATTAGCGCCGCCAACAACCAAACCAAAAGTTTCAATGTCAATTGCGCCACTTACGCCTTCAGGACTTGTGCCAGTTACGGTAAGAGTTGTAAGGCCAAAAACTTCGGTGCTAGTAGGCTTAATGCGAAGACGAGCATCTTCACCGTGATGATTAGTCACAAAGCGAAGTTGATTTCCTAGCGCAATTGCTGTCCAACCACCGGGAAGAGTTCCGCCGTTTTCAGTCTTCTGATCATTAATATCAGTCACAACATCGCCGATGCTTGTGTATGAAGCTCCATCCACGAATGTAATGGTCTGAACAACTTGATCAATCAAAACATTATCAGTTCCGTCAACAACAATTTCAATAAACTGATCAACTAAACCTGCAAAATCATAGTTTCCAACAGTCTGATAACCATTGGTTGGCCAACGATCATTAACACCTGTTACTATAGCACGGGTCATGCCTGTGCCAAGACCAGTAGGGTTGTTACGAATGTCACCATCTGTCAGATCGGAACTATCGTCAACCTCGCCACCGTAAATTGCATTTTGAATTGAAACCAGTTCAAGGCTGGAACTAGATCCATAGGCCCAAACGGTTTTAACTCCAATGAAATCATCGGGTGAATCAGTGTAAGTATAAAATTCGATACCATCATTCTGAAAATCCAACTGATCATTCAAAGCCGTTTCAAGTTCCTCAGTTGTGTAAGTGTCAGCAAGAACAACCAATGTCTTAGTTGAAAGTTCGCCGTTAAGCTTCCAACGGAAGAATGAGTCTTCGTCAAAAGTGTAAGGGCCAGCAGTCGCTGACTGAATTTCAATTATTGTACCTGCTGCTGGAACATCAACGCTAGCGGTCAATGCCTGCTCATCACTTACTGGATCGGTATCTGCAACACGCACTACATAAAGAGTGTTAGCTACAAGAAGATACTGATCGGCTGCATAAATGAGGAAAGGATCACCTACATCTGGATGTGGATTTCCGAAAATAGTGTGCAACTGACGTGAAGTAGCAATCGCAATAGGAAGATTGATTGGGCCTTTAGAGGCAAATCCAACCAATCCTGCTGTATGCGTTGACTGTTCAGGTGCGATGAAGCTCAAGTCTTTTTCAGCAATTCTAACACTTGGGCTGATTGTATTAGATGGTGGAAAACCTTTAAGAATCGCCATAGTCTTATTCTCCCTTTCGTAACTTGTTTGTTATTTGCCTTATGGAAATTAATCCATCTTTTTCTGCTCTATCTATATATGGTGTTGATCTTTCATCTTCCAAAACTAAAATATTTTTTCCTTTACCAACTCCCGGTAGATTCAAAGTTGTGAAAGACTTAGTGGCTCTCCTAGACCTAATGATCAATTGCACTGGGTGTCTTTTTCTATTCGTTATTTCTAGCATTCTAGTTCCTTTACTGACTGTTCAATTCTCATCAAAACTTCTGTTATTTCTTCTTCTTTTAGACCATCAACAAAGTCAATCTTCATTTTGAGGACGGCCTTCTTTCTTTCAATTGGCTGCGGTATATATGTTTGCGCCGTCATATTAAATTCGTATTTAATTACTCTAATTTGCTGATCTCCCGGCTCATTATTTAAATTATTTGCAATTGAGTCCAACTTAACAATTACTTCCCACTGTACACCAGTCACTGTTATGTATGCAACTTGACTAAATTTTGTCATTATTTGCTCTATTATTTGATTCATATCTTCTCTGTACATTGTCCAAGCAGTCAATGTATAAGTCATGTTCACTGGTATGCCTCTAGCAAAACCAAGAATTGTGTCTTTGTTATACTTTTCGCTAATTGTTATGCTGGGTTTTCCTAGCTCGTTTCTAAATAAATTCAATGCCTTGTGATATGTGTAACGATTTAAATCATACTCAATGCCTGATTGTGTAAGCGCCATCATTGGAAGGCGTAATCTATTAACAACCAATGTTTCATCTTTGCGAACATTTTCTTGAATCATGGCAGCAACAGCTTTTTCTGGAGGGCCAAGCATAATTGGAATCGGCCAAGCTTTACCATCTTCATCAATTACAACCACGTTTCTAAACATATCAAGCATGGCTTCATCGTTGCCACGCAAAGATTTTGAATATCGATACAAAATTGTTTTGTCGGGATTGTCAGGATCATTCAGAATTTTACCACGCTGCATAGGATCGCCATCAGATTTTGCACCAAAACCTGTTTTTTTCATGGATTGGTCTTTCAGCCAATTCATGCTGTCATCATTGATTTTTCTCAAATTGCTGCTATAATCTGGTTCGCAATATGGAGGCGATTGATCAAGGTTTGGATCAGGCAAACCACCAACGTCATTGCATTGATCTAGTGGTCTTTGTTGATGATTTCCTGCGTCTGGATTCATTTTTAACTCCTGTTCTAATTATTCATTCGAGGTGAAATTGTGGAAAAAATATTGGTAAAATACAGGTCTTGGTATCAAGGACAGCCTCCCAAACCTATTCGTTTGCAAATACCGGGATGGTCTGGCGAACCAAATGAACATAAAGAAGGCGATATTCCACAACCTTGGCATTGCGTCCCTTTCGTTGAAGGATCTACATATGGATTAGAGCTTCTGTATTCTTTTAATACAGAGTGCCATGTGAAAATGATTAACAATCAAGTAAATTTTTTAGGTGATTTTACCATTGAAAATAAATCTTTTCCCAGTGTGCTTCTTCCACCTTTTTCAAGTTTTGCACCGGGACACTTCGGAATGACTTCATGTCTCGATATTCAAGTTCCAGACAATTATATTCTTCGCATCGAACCACATCCAAAATACTACACTGATCACACCTATACTGTGCCATTGGTAATACCCGGCCATATAAATACCAGCATGTGGCCAAAAATATTTTTTGTTGTTTTTAAAAACCCAATGCCAGAACAAACTTATATCTTTAGAAAAGATGAACCATATGCACAAATATTAATCTTGCCTAGAAAAGTTTTTTATGAGATAAATCCAATGACATCTTCTGAAATTTTTGCACGAGTTAATGCAGAAGAATCAATCAACAAAAATTGTAAAGAATTTGTTGAAAACAATTGGCATGACCACAAAGGAAATAACTTTGATGATAAATATAAAGTGCTTAATAAAATTTATACCAGAAAAGGAAACGATGGGGTCAAACAATTTTTAGAAAAAACAAATCAAAAAGTTTATGAAAAATGTAAAAAAATAACCAAGAAAAAAATATTTTTCCCCAAAAAGGCAAAAAATGAAATCATATAAAATTAAAAAAAGAAGCCAAAGATTCATCCCCTATATCGCAGGTGAACCTGTGACTTCTTTTCAAAAGCCTAAATTTCCTCTTTGCTACTTCTCAAAAATTCATAAGCCAAATTTATTCAAAAGACAAAATTTTATTTTGGAGGATTAAGAAGAGCAGATATCGCATCTGCCGCTGGCTTCAACTTAGGATCTTTAATTTGGGACAATGCATCCTGATAAACCTTTGTGTTTTTGCCAACAGCAGTTATGAAAGCAGCAACTCCCGGGTCTTGTGGAGGAACAGGCTTCGCTGTGCCAGCAGCAGCAGGAGCCGCAGGAGCCGCACCAGCAGCAGGGGCAGCACCAGCAGCAGGAGCGGCACCAGCAGCAGGAGCAGCCGCAGGAGCAGCACCAGCAGCAGCAGGGGCAGCAGGGGCCGTTGCCGCTTCTCTTTGAATCTGAAGATAAAACTCATAGAAAGATTTCATATATCACCTCTTTAAATTCAATTCCAATGTTTTTGACCATATACTTATTGACCATATCTAATAATTATGATTTATTGATGTAATTTTTATTTTTTTCTGCCTAATCCAATCATATTCGCTGCTCGATTTAAGAATGAATTTCTTTGATTGGTCGGTGTTGCTTGTTGTGGCACTGCTTGTTGTTGTGGCGCTGCTTGTTGTTGTGGCGCTGCTTGTTGTTGTGCTTTTTGTTGCGAGGAAGCATTATTTGCATTCGTTGCATTGTTTGGGGCATATTTTCTTGCTACTGATGCAAACATTCGCTTTAATACTACGACTGCATTGGGATAATTTTTATAATTATCAGTCCATTTTTTTTCTATTTCTTGTGATCTACCAGACTTAGTATAATCAACTATCGATTTTTGCATTTTTGGTCCCAATGCATTCCAAAATTCTTGATCTGTTTTTGCAGATAATGTTTTTTGAACATCCATTCCCGTTGGTGCTGTTTTTGCTGGCGCTGTTGGTGTTGTTGGTGCTTGTCTTTGTGCTTGTGCTGCTGGTGCTTTTCTTTGTGCTTCCTTATTAGGGTCCCAATTCGGGTCTTCCATTCTTTTCATAATATCAAGTTTTCTTTGCATATCTGGATTATTTGTTGGATTTCCTGTGACGATAGAGGAAGAATAACTGGTTGTTGTTGTCGCTGCTTCTCTTTGAATATGAAGATAAAACTCATAGAAAGACTTCATAATATTTCCTTAAACAATTTTAATTTTAATATCAGGTTGTTTTTCTGTAACCTTACCTTCTCCAGTAACAACATCTTCTTGGAATCTCTGACAAATTAATTCCAATCTCAAAGCTCCCCACATCTTGAATTCACCTAAGTTTCTTTGAATAACAACCCAGTTTTCTCTAAGATGTGGAGTAAACAATCTCGAACCAATTTTAGGAGGATGTCCTACATTTTGCAAAACAGCACGATAATTAAGTTCAAACTTCATTTCATCTGGAGCATCAATTCCAAACTGATTCAATAAGTTCTGTGAAGGTATAGGCTCATAAGTACACCACAACTCAACAGGATTATTTGAAAATAATTTATTTCTCGCTTCCAAATAAATTGGGTCAATCATATCTTTAGTAATAATTACTTCATAATAATAAATCGGAGATCCACCTCTCTTGATCGCTTCCTGATCCCACAAATTAAAAAGGTCGTGTGTTCGATCCAATGGATCGAACATTTGAGTACTACCTCTTAATTGATATGGAGTTCCATCCAAATTAGATAAAGCCAAGATCCCTCCCTTCCTACAATAAATTAACGATATATCCTGCTTAAATGCTCAGACAAACTAATCCAACCTCGCAATCTTTGACTTGTAAATTGTTCTGGTATAGGAGGTGATTTAGTCTTCGAGGTCGGAAATATAGGAAGATCCCGTAATGTTCGTGCCACATGAGCATCATCACCTATGTCAAAATTGTCTGATTTTGGTGGAACATTTCTATTCTTTTTAAAGTTTTCTAAATCATCTTTGCTCGGGAAAGTTAATTGAGGGAAAAGTTTTCTTCGACCTGAAGAAGGAGGAGGAGTACCCACATCTCCAGAAAGATATTTATCAATGTCCACGTCTCCAGAAAGATATTTATTCATTGCGGCCTTTCGTAAAGAGGCCTGATCAGGTCTTTGTCTATAAATTGGGTGAATTGATGAATAATCTGTTGGCGCTTTTATAGGTTCATTTCTTTGTTTAATATCACCTAAAGGAATGTTAGTTCTAGTTTGTGGCTCACGAACTGGATAGATTTTTTTTAGTTCTTCAGGTGAAGTTTCTGGAGCAATTGCCGCTGCATGACGAGAATTGAAAAAATCATCATCGTCTATAGAAACTGAAGGATGCCTTTGTAGATTGAAAAGTCTTAGTTTTAGACTTCTAAGAGGCTCCAGTAAAGTATATTGACTTAGATCGCCAAGATATCCCTCTGCATCTGATATTGTCACTTCTGTACTATTTTTACCATCTGAAACAACATACTTTCTTTTTCCATTTGCTTTAACTAAAGCTTCGTCTTCTGCTTCAAGTTTTTTGATTTTATCAATAGTATTTTTTATTTCATTTTTTACATATTCACTGTCTGATTGCGCCATATCTTTTCGTTTTTTGATATAATTTTTAAGTGACAACTCAAATGGAGCGTTGGGGTATACAGGATCAGTCTTTTTAGTTCTACGACCTTGTCCTTCACGTCCCGCATAATTTGGTGGTGGAAATCCAGAACGAATTTCAAATGGCGTTTCTTCAACTATATCATAAATCTTTTTTATGTAATTATTGGCAGTAAGAGGAGTTATGTCCACAGGTTCTCTACTGGCGTATTTTCCTTCGCCTTGTTTTTTGAAATGTTGAACAATTTTTTCCGCATTATATTTAGTGTTTGTGTCTAATACCAAACTAGCTATTTCTGCTGCTCTTAAAAGTGCTGTTTTTGGAACCTTCTTTGTTGTAGCTTCAGCTTCTATTTCTAACTCATTAACAACTTTATCAATAAATTCTTTTGTAATTTTTGATTCTTTATTGCTCATATACGAAATTGGTCTTAACAGAGAAATATCTTTTAAAGATTTTTCAATATCTTGTTCGCTTTGAGGAGACAATTTATCAAGAATTTCTTTGACTTTTTCTTTGTCTTCCTCGTCTTTCATTGGTAATGTATTTATAATACTTTCCCATTGTTTTTTGTTTCGTAGATATCCATGTTCTTCTTTTGGCTTTAAAATGGCACCTTTATCTATTTTGGAAAGTATCTTGCCAATTTTTTCTGGTGCAGCTGCTGGCCCCCCGATATAAATTTCTTCATGTTCTTTTTTAAATTCTGATTCAAGATTTAAAAAATCTTTATATTGTTTGGGACTTTTTTCTATATATTTTTTTACAAGTAAAGAAAATTTCATAGAAATTAATTGATTAATAATTTCTACCCAACTTTCTTCATTTGCTAATCTTTTACCATTTCTTCTTGCGTTTTGTATTTCTTGTCTTAAATGGATTCTAGCATTTTTGAGATCATTATCATTTTTAGTTCTTAAGTATTGTGATACAAGGCTATACAAATCTATATTAGGCTCTACTGGTCCAAGTCGGTCTTTTGCTCCGACAAGATCTGATTTTCTAGCCTTGCTGTAATCTCTTTTCTTGCCTTCTAAGTCAAATATGCTTAGCTCTCCTTCGTCTTCGCCTTTTTTTTGGTCGCCAGAAACTGCTTTTCCAGTGGCTCTTTTGTTATCTCTTATTGAATCTATAGCAGCACTTTCAGCGGATGATTTGACAATATATTTTACTTCTTTCATGTTATCAGAAGAAATTTTACCATCAGTTCCTCGTAGGCTAATGATTCTTTTGTAATAATCACTTTCTTTATTGAAAGCTCCATTACCAACAACATGCATTTTATATAAAGTGTCAACAAAAAGCTCATCTAAAGGAATTTTTTGCTGAAGGCCATTGTTTTTTCTAACGCTTTTGATGGTTGTAATAATTTCGTCAACTATATCAATATGATCACTGGTAATTCCAAAGTCATCATTAAAATATTTTTTCATTCTAGCAATAGTTGCTCTGTCAACAGAATTCATTCCACCTATTTGTCCAGCAAAACCACGAGTGTCTTCTGGAGATTCCTCTTTAGATTGAGATGATGGTGTTTCATCTTCATCTTCAATTTCATCTTCAATTTCATCTTCAATTTCATCTTCAATTTCATTTTCAATTTCGTCTTCATCTGCACTATCTTTGCCCTTATCTGCACTGAATGGGCCAACATATTTTGGCATAAGTGTATCATCATCATCATGGCCATATTGCCATTGTGATTTCATAGAACTATCTTTTTCTGATGGTGTTAAATATGGAGTTCTTATGCCAACTTTTTTTGGAGAATATAGCTTTTTAATTGTATCTCGCCAGTCTTTATTGTCGAAATATAGCCTTTTAATTGTATCTCGCCAGTCTTTGTCGCCGAATTCTTTTTGCATTTTTCTAATATGAGTTAAAAAATTTGGTCCAAATTTTCTTCTTAAGTCTTCAAATGCTTCCTTGCTTAATATCTTTTTAAATTCTTTTGAATCTGAACCTAAGATTGATTCCATGAATCTTACGACATTTAATTCGTGATTTTTTTTATTTGAATATTCAAAAAAATTCTTAAAACTTAGAACAACCATTTTTATTACCTCTAATATTTATTTACTAAATAAGTTTTATTTTTAAATTATATTTTTAAAAAAATAGGCTTCGATTCATTGCAAATCGAAGCCCATTAAATTAATTTATAAATTTTTAATCAAGAGTAAGTCGTGGGATTATTGCGATCTCGCCACCACCGGAGGGTAAAATGAACGGAGCCGAGGAAAATCTTTCCACCCACAATAAACTAGGTGACATTTCTGTTGTAGTAACATAGTAACCATAAATTGTAACTGCTGTAGAGAAGTTGAAAGTCTGCTCGCTATAAACGGCTGAATTAGTTCCCGCTGTTGAAGTGGAAACTGTCCAGCTAGTACCAGCAAGTGTAATTGCTGTGTAACCAGAAATGGTCGTTTCAGTTATATTAGATATGATTGTTGTTTTTGACGGGACTAAATTATTGGTATATAAACGCAAAATACGTTCTCCCCCAGCGGGGCCAGAACCACCATCCTGAGCAAGTTGGTTGACAATATATTTCAACATCAACACATCACTATTATTCGGAACTACTAAAGCCATAAAAACCTCATTTTGCGTCCGATGTATATAGAGTAATTTCTTAAAAATAGAATTGTTTTTTCACTACTATAATTTATGGCTCTTAAAAACAAGGACGGGAGTACATACACTCTCGCAAAACCAAACCCAATTATGAAGCACCAAAGTTTGTGGGCAAATGAAAAATATTTACTCCATAACATGAAATGGAAAGTTGAAGTATTTGTTGATGAAAATGATTCAAATGCAATCGAAGAAAATCAAGTGGAAAGTAGCTTCATAGAAGAATTAAAGCAAACAAAACCAGAATTAGAAAAAATAACAGAAAACATATTTGAACAAAAAACTGTAGTTCAAACTGATACAAAAAAAGAAGAAGAGAAAAAGTCAGAAATAAACAAAATATTCGTTCATTGCTTGCCAGCAACGATCAAAATAAAAACCGATGATTTGTATGGAGATAGCTATCAAACTATTCAATATGGGTCACCTACAAGCTTTGAAGCTGTTATGTTAAAACAAGATGATCTATCTTGCGAAATATGGACGGACACAGACACAATTACAATTGGATCAGTTATTTTCCCCAAAATTAATACTAAAAGATGGTGGAGAATTAAAAATAAAGAAAAAAAAGCCAATGGTTGGATTTTATACTCAATTACCTCAGATTTCCAACCATCATTCGATGTTTGATTTATTTTCAGGAACAACAGTAGCAATGAAACCTAATTTAACAAGTTGCTCACGATGATCATTAACTGATTTTAAATAACCCATCTCATAAAGATCGGCAACTAATTTGAAAAATGCCTTGGAATCTCCATCCGTAACGAGAGATGCTCCAATTCTTTCAATTATATTTTCATTTTCAGCATATCTCTCTTTGAGAACTTGAAACATTGCTTTTTTAATATGATTATTTTTTGGATTAACCAACATATCCATCCAACTTGACATTCTATTCCTCTTTTCTTCTTTCTTCTTGAATTTTAGAAATTTCATCCATCATTTTTTTATATTGTTCTTCGTTAAATTCTGGGCGCATTTTTTGAATTCTAGATTTTACATTTAAAATAATATTGTTTGTTGCCCCAGTTTTAAAATTATTGGAGAACACAATATTATAGTAATTTTTTGGATTTACATCAGAAAATAAACTACGCCAATCAGCATTTGGTATTATTTCAATTTTATCTGGAGAAGAAGAAGTACCAGTTACAGGAGCAGTAGGAGGAGCCGTAGGAGCAGCACCAGTTGCTGAAATGCCTATTTTCTTATTTAAGGCATCTTGAACTTGATTCAATACAATCGTTAAATTTTCTGGATCATTGGAAAAAACTGGATCTGTCTCAAGATCTGATTTTATTGTCGAAACATAAGGACTATATTCTCCTGTTGACCTTGAAGTAAATTTACCCATAATTTTTGGATTTTTCATATTGCCTTCAGGACCAGCATCTTTATCAAGTTCTGCCAATGCCGCATCGATTTTATTTTGAATAATCAAATTTGGTCTTTTTGAAATAGGTGTGGCTTCTGGTGTGGCAACTTTTGAAGCATTCATAAAGTTTTTAACTATTTCTAAATTCTTAAAAGCAGAAACCATTTCAGTCATGCTTAGATTTTGATCTAACCAATTTCTTACAATAGATTCAGCATTTTCTCTTGCTTCTTTTTCTTTTCTATTTTTAGTTCTAATTATTGTTGCTAACATCATAATGAGATCTTCATAAACCATAGATTCGCTTCTTATCAAATCTCCAAATAAATTGGAAATTTCTCCTTTTGTTAATTCTGTCTCACTACGCCTCATGTTTGCTTGCTGTTTTTTTCTTGTTGCTTCTATTGCATTATTTTCTATTTGATTTAATCTATCGGTGAATGCCAAAAGATTATCCGTAGTATAAGGAAAATGTGTATTAGTGCCTGTGTTTTGAGTTCTAGTCTGTCTTAGTGGCTGCTGTTGTCTTGCTGCCCTTGTTTCATCTGTAAATGCTCTTGTTCTTCTGGTTCCAGCCCCTTGATCCCAGTTTTTTTGAGAAAGTAAACTTGCATTCTTAAAGGATTCTCTCTCAATATTTTTTGGGTTCTCAAGTAATTTATTATCTAGATTGTTTAAAATAAGATTAAAACAAAATTTATAAATCAGAGGAATATGACGTAACATTATTGCTATTTCGTGATCTGTTTTTCCGCCACAGTCAGGACTATTAACACAACGTAAAACACCCCTCAAAATATCTTCTCTCATATTATGGCTAGAATCATCGTTTATGACTGCTTTGCCTTTTTCGATAGAATATCCAACAAGTCTTTGGTTTTCAATTATTTTTTGATAAGCATCCGTATATTCTTGTCTTCCCTTAATGAGTCTTCTTTGTGCGGGTGTGTTACGATTAAAGAAAATACCACCATCGCTATAAACTGACTTCCCACTTGGGTCATAAACATCAGATTTGACAAATTTTTTATTATGACCACGAAGCATTTCTTCTGGCGCACTTTCTCCATCTTTGAGTTTTCTGTAAAAATGAGCAGGATTAACTAAAGGAATCCATTTCTCTTGATCAACTCCATTTACATTTACAATTTTTTTCTTGAATGGCAGAAAAAGAGGTGGATTATCAATGTCTTCACGAGTTACCCCTTTTACAGTAATACGTCGAATTTTAACAGGAATGCCATCAGGATGACTTGGAGAAGGTGGTCCACGAAGATCAAGCCTACCGCTACGCACATCATCCACAAGATTACGAATTGCTTCTGTTTCTATTGCGTCTGATGTCACATCACGAGCACTATGCAATGGATCTTTTCCGAAAAGATTGTTAAATATTCTAACAACAGACAAAGCATTGGCATTTTGAAAGGCACTAGTTACTTCTTCTTCACTCAAATCGACATCTGGAGCCAATTCAAGTGCTCTTCGTAAATACAAATTAACTTTTGCATTGTCTTTGTATTCTTTAACAGCAAAAGCTCGTGTTCTAGTGTCTTTATAACCTGAATTCATCCATCTTATGGTCGAATCTGTAGGATCGAAATTTCCAAACATTCTATGACCATTTAATTCCATAAATCTTTTTATGGAAATTCTAATGTTTTTTTCTGTTGGGAATTGTGTGTTTCTAGTCAAATGAGGGCCACTGCCAGTTAAATTTCTGACAGGATCTCTTAGTTCAATACCATATTTGCCTACCTGACCAGAAAATTCAGGAAAATTATGCTTTTCACCTTCAGTTTTTTCTAATTTATGATAAAGACGAAGCAAATAAGGATTAGCTTTAATATCAATCGTATCTTTACTTCTATGTCCACCTTTTTTCTTATCAGAACCAGCAACATATTCGACATTTTTAAAAGTAAAGATCACTGATTTAGGATCATTAATAACATCTACAAGTGATTCTTTATTTGAATCAAAGTGATCATTGGCAATTTTTTCTGCCAAAACGCTTAACTCATAGGCGCTTAATTCTCTAATGCCTTGTATTGGATTGCTATTGCTTAATGTTTCAATTTCATCATCTCTCATTCCAAATGGTTCTTCAATGTCTTTAAGGACTTCAGCATTTTCTCTTGTTCTGTCTTTTAAATAATTCTCTATTGCTTTTATTAAGTCACGAAATTGTCGTACATCTTTAATTTTGTGAAGCTTTTCAATTTCATCAAAAAGTAAATCATAGCGTTTATTCATGGCTTGTGACCATAAATTATGAGGAAATTGATACAAAAATTCAATATCATCTTTGTCGAACTGAACAGACTTTCTTACACGTTGCTGTTCTTTGGCCATTTCATCAATGCGAAAACCAAAAAATCTACTAAGATTTTCTTTTTTAATTTTACGAATAAAGTATTCTCTAAAAGACTTCGACATTTATTCCTCTTTTTATTAATACAGTGAAAAAATAAATACACTATCATTTACAATATATAACAATAATACTAATCATTTTTTAAGCAGGGCGGCACATGAATAATACTCTTTACATTCCGAGGCCAACAAAAGATCAATATAATCAACTTTCTTGTGGATCTGGATGTAATAATTTAGGGCCAACAGACCCATTAATTACTATCGGACCACGCAAAAATCGTGAAAAAGTTCGTGAACAAATTAAAGATTATGTTCTGACAATGCTTGGTGCGCCTGTTCTCCCACTTGAACTAGATGACCAGCAATTAGATAACTGCATAGATTTTGCTTTGCAGATATTTGAAGATTATGCTCCGTCTGAGTATTTTCAATATTATTCATTTGTTACTTCTCCCGGCCAAAGTGTATATGAACTTCCTCCTGATGTGGGATTTATTCGTCAAATTTCTTATAAAGAAACTGCAAATTATGCATTCTCAGCATCTGACCTTGGCGGTGTAATTCCTCTAGAATACATGGGAGCAGGAGCTTATGGATCAATCGCAGGTGGCATCAACCCACAACAACCTGTCTGGGGAAAAATGAGCGATTGGGTTCTCTATAAACAATATGAAGATATGTATAACCGCATCTCTGGACAACAAGGCGGATGGGAGTTTTTAGGCGGCTATAGACACGTTAAAATATACCCAGTTCCTTATAGAACATATCCAGTTATTGTTCGCTATCTACAAAGAAAACCAGACTTTCAACTAGTAACTCAAGCCATGCAAGAAGGCGCTTTAGCTTTTGCTAAAATAATTCTGGGAAGAATTCGTAGTAGAATTTCCAATCCACCCGGACCCGGTGGCGGTGTCCAATTAGATGGAGCAACCATACTCGCAGAAGGAATTCAAGACAAAAAAGATTGGGAAGCAAATCTTTTAGTCCGCTACGGAGATTTGTTGCCAATGAAAATGATGTAATCATTTAAAAAAATTATCTCTTATTAGACTCATGTTGAATTATGAGAAATGATAGTTCTTTTAAATGTTTTCATAAACAATCATTTTCTTTGAAAAATAATGATATAATTCAGTATGAAGAAATTTGCATACTTTACTGTTGCGAGTGATGACTTTACGCCCGGAGTATACTGCCTTGCAAAGTCATTGAAAAAAATAACACAATATCCATTTCATGTAATCAGCATTAACATTACTGAAGAAAACAAAAAAAAGCTTCAGCTTGTTGGTTGTAATATAATCGACACAGAATATCTTGGATCAAAAACCTGTAAGCCACAACCTTATAGAGAAAATCCAAACTTTGCCAATAATTGTTACAACAAAATTCATCTGTGGAACCAAGATTTTGATAAAATAATTTATTTTGATGCAGATACCGTAGTAATTAAAAACATCGATCATCTTTTTGAAATAGAAGCAGATTTTGCAGCAGGCGCAAGCTTTCAAACTATTTTAGATGCAAAAACCAGAAAACCAACCAGAGCAGGATGGAGAGGGGATTATTTTAATTCAGGCGTGATGATTCTCAAGCCTGATAAGAAAATATTTGAAGAACTTGTCAAAATGAAAGATATAATTGAAACACCGAAAGATCCATCAGACCAAGGCCTTCTAAACCATTATTTTTTTAAAAAATGGTTTAGACTAAAACCAATCTATAATTTCACACGCAGAGTTTTTGATGTCGCTCCAATTAAGTGGAGAGAACTAAGGAACGAAATTTGTGTCATCCACTATACTCTTGAGAAGCCTTGGAAAAAACGTGAAGACACAGAAATAAATAAATTATGGTGGGAAATTAATGACTCTGCCAACATTCTGAGCTAGACCACAACATACTCCAATCACTGCTCCTGACATCATCCCACTTAAAGTTTCCTGAGTATCGAACTAATATAGCAGAAGATAAATTAGCATCAAAAGAAAATGATCTACTGTGACACCAAGTGTTTGGCCAATTTTTATTGAAATATTTCTTTTTCATGATTATTTGAAATAACATTTATCGCCTTTGAAACAACTACTCATAAAACTATTTCTTTTCCAATCATCTTTGCCAATCATCGAAACACTCCAATTTAGCTCCCAACAGAAAGAAATGTTTTGACAAATGTTACATTGCATAAACCAACAATTAGAAATAGCAACTGAATTGATCACCTTTAATTATAGATTAAATCAACAAAAAAACCACTCACATTTATTGCGAGTGGTGAATGATTGTTTGTTTAACAGCCTATTTGATGCATTAATTATCCATTTCAAACCGACACCATTCAGGCTGATAAATTAGTTCTACAGCATTTAAGCTGATGATAACTGAGCTTCCGATTGGATCTTCTGAGTTTGGTTTTTCGCTGTTGCTAGCGCCGCTGCTTTCTACGGCCCTAGCTTGGGCTAGGATGACACAATCATCTGTCACCTTACTCAGGATTCCCCGATAATTAAAACGAGCGCAGAGAATAGCCACAGGCTGTCCAATGTACTCTTGCATAATTGCAGCCATATTGCTGCCTGTAGACTTTTCTGGCGAGACACGGGCAAAGCTTCGCTTAACAGCCATGATAGATCCTTCCTTTATGGTGATAACTATTGATTAATCGGCCACTTGACGTTCACGATTTGCCGAAAGGGGATCATATTCCTTTTGGCGGGAAATACAGATCCATTCTCCCATTGGGAGTGTGATGGAATTATGTTCATCGTGAGTGATAGTAACATCACATTTTAGTGAGCGGACATAGATGTCGCCCTTTTCGTCTACTACAGATTCCATCTCGCTAATTGATGGAGAAGAAATTTTGTGGCTATGACCAGTAACCTCGCCGTAGGCTAGGATATTGGTTTCATGTGGTTTAGTCTTGGATGGGATGTCTTTTACCGACTTGAAAAAAATGTCACCTTGTCTTGCCTGCATGAGTTTCTCCGTTTCCTGTCAGTTCTGTCACTTCTGTCACTTGGAGACAGATTACTTGGACAAAATTATGGTATACTAAAAATTGATGAATGTAAAGTAGATATGTTGGTTTCCTATAAGTGAGGTTTTCATGTTAGGTAAAAAAAATAAAAATTATTCTCTTTATCTTGCTGGCGTCATCAACGAAGAAGAATATATCGTACATGAACTGAATGGGGAAAGAGAAGTTATTGAAAAAATTGCGTTCCTTTTTGAAGAATCTGTAGCAAAAAATTCAAATAAATGGCTTAGGTTGATAGAACAAGATGAATCAGTTACTCCTGAAGAAAAAAAAGAAGCTATTGGTGTTATTGGTTGGTTTAAAAATAGAATTAACTCAATAAAGCAATCTGTATCAGAATATTTCAAAAAGGGAGAAGATCAAATAAACAATAAAGTCAATAAGGTTTTAGAAGAAGCTTATGATTGGGAAGCCGACAATAAAAGAGAAGCAGAATTTATTAAAAGAATGGCAAGAATGGATGCCAAAGCTTATGTGCCAAGTTTTTGGGAAAAAGCCTTGATGCTTGATAGAGACCCCCAAATTGCAAAAAATGATTATACTAGTTCCCGTACTGAGCCAAATTTCCTTGATAAAGTCTTAATGACTGACAGAGATCCACGACTTGGCGAATCAGTCATCGGGGCAATCGGAAGTTTTGCAAAGATGGCAGTTTTCAAACTAATTAAATTTATTCTTATTGACGTTTTGAGTGTTGCAATCAGAACTGTTCTTAATACGATGCGTCAAATGTTCACGCCAGAAGGGAAGGGAATAAAATTCATGATTAACTTAATGATTGCTGTTATTATCCCTTTGGGTGTTATTTACGGATCAACAGGATCAGAGTTATTAATTGCAACTGGTCTTTTCTATATTGTTCAGGTTCTTAAATCTATCTATGAACAGGTTTCAGGACAGCCATTCCTTCGCCCTGAAACTTAGTCAATTGCGCTTCATATAAATTAAAAATTTTTGCCTCGATTAACTAAAAGAAAATCGAGGAAAAAGTTTTTCAAATTAATATTTAGAATCCAACAATTGTGTAAGTATAAGATAAACGTAATAAATTCCAGAAGGAATGAGAAGTCCACCGCCAAGTGCAATATGGCCAGTTCCATAGGCGAAGAAACTTAGGAAAGGAAACAATAGTGCAAAGCAAGCTGTTGCCATGCTTGGTAATCCTTCTACGTTCCAGCCTAAAACCTTCTTAGGATCTTTTTCTGAGGTAAGTGATCTACCAATTCTTATGATTAATCTTACTGTTTGAAACAATACAAATTTAATTGTTTTCCATGCTGCCCATAATATAGTTCCCCCAATCATTGCAGCGCCTTTGCCAAGCACTCCTAGAATGCTTTCTGCTTTGACGGGAAGCTCTCCTTTTAGCATACTAGCATCTTTTGATGCTTCTTCTTCCAATTGATTAGCAACTTTTGGATTAGCTTGTTCAAATTTTATTTTGAATTCAGCCAGTTTGCTTCTAACTGCGTCTGCTTTTCTTTCGATTCCACTTGGTGATTCGCCACTAAGATTATTTTTATCTGGAGTTCCGATTCCTTTTTTTAGTTTTTGAAAAAAACTCTCAGCAGAAGATGTTTCCTTTGAATCATCAATAGGATCTTTTGATTTTGCTGCATCTTCTATTGCATTGTCAATATTTTCAATAATTCTGTTAATTCTACGAGTAATTTTTTTAATTGATGCCTTATCATAGCTTTCGCCATAATAATGGTTTTGATCAAGTATTCCAGCCAAATATCTCATTTCGTTTAATTTTTTCATGATTCTCCTTGCGATATATATTCAAATATCTTAAGTTTCTTGTTCTGGCTGATATTCATCTGCACTCATTCCGAATGTCCATGCAACAGCTTCTTTGCATTTTTTTGCTTCAGGAGGAATGCATAGATAGTAATTTTTATAACTACCGTCTGGTTCCTGTGTGCTATTTATAACTTTAAGATAACTTATTGGTTCATCAAAAATACCACTGATTTGGAAAAGAACCATTCCTGTGTCATCGCACTGATCAATGATTTTGGTTCTTGAGTCTTCCATGACCTTATCAAAACCAATTATTTTCATTCCCACATACCGAACTTCGGCATTGCTATGAGAAAAAACCTCATCAATAGTCAAGCTTTCAGGCTTGTGATGAAAATGAGGTGGAATCCTGATGTTTTCGTAATAAAAGTTGATCGAGCCGAATTTATCGGCATCAATTCCGTGTTTCCTACCGTTCTGGTAGTATGTGATACGAGTTGGGCTAATGAGTGCTGGCCCATCATCACGATGTAGCCGTCCGTCTTCATTCCTGAAGCGTTGAATTGGGCCAAAAGGGAACTCGTCTTTGAACCAGTTGAGACGAGCACGCCAAGCTTCAAAATTTGTGTTTTTCATACTTTCAAAGTATATTGGAAAATGTTTCTTGTAAAGTGAAAATTAAAAAGGGAATGATCCTTGTAAATTAAATTTTTTGGAAATGATTGGCCAGTTTTGTTTAGCCCATGATTTAAAAGCATCTTCAGCTTTTTCAACCATAGTTCCGGGGCCATCAAATGTTTCACCTTTTTCAACATATTCTATAACATGTGTTGACTCATGAACAATAGTGCTAGCAATTTCTATTATAGCTGCTGGACTGTCGCCATATTTCTGAAGATGTCCTCGTACATTTATTTTAATGACATCGCTTGGCTGAATTTTGCGTGGATCTATTTGTTTTTTTAAGTCTTCTGGCAAATGATCCAAAATTTCTTTTCTAGACAGCTTCTGCACCTTTTTGCCAATAATTGGGTCGTTAGGATAAATGGACTGAATTTTTTGCATAACATCTTGACCAATAACATTGTTATTATCAGTGTTTATAAACATACCAAATGCTGCGCCAGAAGATAAATTTACAATTGTTGATATATTTTTCAATAATTTTCTATCATCTGGAAGTGTTTGATCATACATTCTAACAATTTCTATACTATCTTTAACTCTATTATAAATACTAATTACTTGTTGAGCATTAACTTCTTCTGTTCCAACTGTAGAAGATTCTAATGCCATTAGCCATTTTGAGAAATCTAGTCGTATCATGTACTATATAAGCATGAGGTCACATGAAAAAATTTGATGATTGGCGCAGACAACAAAATTTAGATGGAACTCAACTTGTTTCTTTGAGCAAGGCTGAATTTCTCGATGTTTGTCTTGAATATTTTGGTGCCACTTTATGTGGAAACATGAAGACATTTAGAGAACACAAGCAGCAAAATTTGACCGAAGCATCTGAAAGATCAAGATATTCTATTGAAGTAAATTATAGAACAAACAGCGATGAGGCGCTTGATGGTTTTGCTAAAATTTGTTTGGGTTATGTTAGTGCTGCTCTTAAAAATGCTGGTTATCACACGAAACATGTTTATACAGAAACACCTTTAAGGTTATTGGTTTCATCGAGAAATTGGGATAATGGAGAATGGGTCGGCTGCATCACTTGGCACGCAGGACATAAATGCTTTGTATTGAGCAAGGGCAATTACAATAGAGACAGAGGCACAATTTCAATTGTTAAATCAGAAAAATGTAATGGAAATTCTGCATCTGAAATATCAAAAGAATTGATCAATATTATGCATAATCTAAAATCTCAGCCTGATAAGCATCAGGATAAGCTTAAGCCCGTACCTCTTAAACGTGGGCCAAAGCGTTGATTTTTATAAAATTAAATAATCCTAGTTAAGCTAAAATTCAACTAGGATTATTTGTTCTTACAATAAATTTTATCCTTTAATGATAGCGATGCCATCAAGAGGATTTTCGCTGATCAAAATGTCTTTGTTTGGTTTTGCTGCACAAGCATCATTAAGAGACTGTAGTGGCTGATCATTAGCAACCACATGTTCTATTTTGCCTTTATTTGTAATGGTATCGGGCTGATCGAGAATAAGTTTCTGTTCCGTCATGACTGTTCCTTGTTCTTGAGAAATTTTATCTGCAATTTCTTGGGTGGTCATTTTAGGTTTAATTTCCTCAATTAAACGTAAAAGATTCATCGGTGACCCAACCCATTTAAGAAAATAACTGTCACCTTGAAATCTTTTCCTTGGACCTATTGTTTTGAGTCCCCCTACTGTTGCTTTAGGAAGCTTCAGGTCGCCATCGGTGTTATTTTCAAAAACGTAAATACCAGTTCCGCCCATGTCGCTAGCAAGTTTAGCTGCGTGCATCTGACGGCGTTCGTATCGATTGGCTCTTGGTGCATATTTCATTTTTTCCTCGGTTCGTGCTATGTTTAGAAAATTTAGAATTTATCTAAACTTCTTGATATTATAGTATGTTGTACTTATAGTTTTTTAGGAGAACTTATGAAAAAACTTCCAAAATGGACGGATGTCTATCCACAAGGATGTAAAGCTGGCGATGAAGAACAAGAATTTTTTATTGCTCTTGGCCGTAATCCTAAATGGCAATGGCGAAGTGTAGCTGCAATTGCTAAAGAATCAGGACTTTCAAAAGAAAGAGTTGAAGAACTGCTCAATAAGTACTGGAAAAAAGGTATGATTTTCCAGAATCCTCAAAATGAAGATCAATGGGCTTATTGGGAAAGAGTGCCGCAAATGGTTCCAAACGATGTTCAAAGCATAAACGAAGAAGATCATAAAAATAGAGTCAAAAAAGCGAAATGATATAAAAATTTCTAGTTCAAGTCTTTGTTGATATCGACTTGAACTAGAAAAATTAATTTTTCAATCTGTCTCGTAGTCTTTTCCCTTTTCATACTCTAGTTCGCCATTAGTCCCAAGTGCATAATCAGGTGGAGTTTAGTGACTAACATGATGCTTGTGCTTTGTAATAGGAGGTCCGGGTGACATCTTCCATAGTGCATCAGCAGCACGACTCATAAAGTATGCGTCAGGATAATGGCTTCTTATGTATCCATCAGGATAAGCCCAATAGGCAATACCGTTCCTTACGATACTGCCACCTTCATCTTGTTTATAAACTGGTAATTCTGCCTTATTGTCACCAGCCCATTGAATAAAGCTTTTCATTATTATTTTCCTGCCTTTGGTCCGCCCTTACCATAACCCAATTTAAATAGTGCATCAGCAGCATAAGGAGTGAAATATGCGTCTGGATATTGATTGCGAACATAAGCATCAGGATACGCCCAATATGCAATTCCTGCTCTTCTCTGTGATCCAGCTTCTTCGGTTCTGTAAATTGGAAGCTCCTTCTTGGTTTTTTCTGCCCATTTCACAAATGTATTCATAATTTCCTCTTGTACTTGAGTTGGTCTGACTCACTTAGTATTATCTATGCAGTTCCGTATAATTTAATTAAGAAACAGCAAAATATGAATGTAAATAAAATTCAGATACAAAGCCTGTCGAGTCCATCTTCAGGAGAGTTATCTGAAATATTTATTCATTTTTGTGAATTTTGTTTTAAAAAATGTTCAAATGAAGATCAAAACTATAATATTTGCAAAAAATTAAGTGGAGATGATGTTCATTTTTGTGAATTTTGTTTGCGTAATAATTTTCAAAGACGAAAAAAGAATAATATTTTGATTTTAACTTTCAAGACAATAATTGCTTGGTATTATTATCAAAATTATTTGAGTAATTATGGTTCAAAGATGTGGTTTCATGATATTATTGATTATATTGAAAAACATAAATTTGTTGGGTTGAAAAATCCTTTGTTTGTTTACGATGAGCAAACAATGCTTTGGTTTATTGATTTCAATCGAATTGGAGTTGATGGCAATAAAATTAATTTTTCTGAAATTAAAAAAACAGTTGTAGAAATTTTGTCTGTATTTGATTTAGAAAAAAATGTAAAGTCATTAAATGTTGGTAAATTTATTTCAAAATATAAAAAGTGTATTGATAAATTTTACAAAATCAAAGAAATTCCTAATGGTAAGATGATACTTGACCCTACATTCAATGATTGTTTTGATGGTGATTTCAAGATTTCTACGGAAAAATTGAAAAATTTTAGTTTTATTAACATGGAATGTAAGAAATATTCTTGACTTTTTACTTACTTATTTTTATAATTTATATCGGCGCATCGATTGATTGTGCCGCAACTTGTAAACCGTCATTAGTTGACGGTAATGAAAGGAAAAGTTTCTTATGAGCAATACCCTACCTGTCCGCCTAGTTAGCCGCAAGACCGCCGATGGCGAAATCTTTGAAGGCACTGTTACCATTTCCGCTAATTTGGTGCCAACCAAGCTTCGTCGTCGTGCTGACAACAGCACACAGTTCCCTACCCGTTCGGCAGTACTTGGGACTGCACGGAATGTTGCCAAGGCTCTAGGCTTCAGCGATGTAGAAGTTTCTGACAACACAACAGCTGCTAAGACAACAAAGGTTGCTGCAAAGGCAACTGCCACCAAGAAGGCGGCTAAGAAGTCTTCAGTTGCTTCTAAGGCTACTGCTCGTCCTGCAACTCCTCCATCAACGCAAGCTAGCAATGGTACAACGATTAGTCGTCCAACCGCCAGCCGCTAATATAATTGATTTAAAAAAAAATAAGGCGTGTCGTTAATACGACACGCTTTTTCATTCATTGAAAAACTTTTCAACTAAAATTTCAACTTCTTCAAAAACAGAATCCCAATTTCCACGTTCTTTTTGCCTAACCAATGAAACGCTTGGATACCAAACTGTGCAATCGCCTTCTACTTCCCATCTCCAATCAGGATTCCATGAAATCAAACCAAAACAAGGTTTCCCCATGGCCCCTGCCAAATGAATTACGGATGAATCAACGCTAATTATTAAGTCTAAAGAATTTATTATAGAGGCAGTGTCCTCGAAGTCATTGATGTATTCGCAAAGATCAACAACTTTTATATCTTCTGATCCTATTGTTAAATCAACAGATATACCATTGTCTTTATACGCTCTGGGTCGAGTGTCTTTCATTAAACTAAAAAGCTTAACGCCGTCTATTTTAGATATTTTTCTAAATAATTCTAATCTACAAGATCTTTCTCTGTCATTGGGATGTTGTGGATTACCTGCCCAAACAATTCCAATTTTTTTATTGTTTTTATAATTGCTTAAATCAAAATTTCGATCAACTTTAATATATGAATAATATGTAAAAATTGACTGTAATATATTAGGTAAACTCATAACAGAACAATGATAGTCATGTTCTGGTATGTTGTTTCCTACATCCCAATTTGCAACAGTATTTGGTTCAGTTGTATAAAATTCATCAGCAAGATTAAAAAATATTGATTTGAGAGATTCAGCGCAATGCAATATGATATATGCGCCTTTATTTTTTAATGGTTTTAAATACCTAATAAATTGAATTGCATCACCATGCCCTTGTTCAGTATGGATGACAATTCTTTTGCCGCTAATGTCTTCTCCACGCCATTTTTTAGCAGGATTGTATATCTTTTTCCATATTTGCAATTGATCATAAACATCAGATCGCCATTCATATTCAGAGAAGCCTTCTTTCCATTTTCCTTGCAATTTAAGAATAGAGGACAAATCAACATGAGCAGCAGCAAAGTTAGGATTTAACTCTAATGCTTTTAAAATATATTTCTCAGCTTCGTCAAGTTGTTTTTTTTCACCATAACATCCGCCAAGCATAGCCAATGTTTCAGGTTTTTCTGACAAGGAAATAGATTTTTTAAAAGATTCTATTGCCTTGTCATTATTTTTCTTGTGCCGATATTGAAGACCAAGGTTGCTGTGAAAAACTGCCATGTCTGGCTTCACATCAATCGCTTTTTCTAAATATTTTATAGAATTATCATAATCATATTTACCAGAATAAGCCAAAGCCAAATCATTAAGTGTTTCTGCATTGTCAGAATTTAATTCTAAACATCTTTTCAATATGATGATAGAATCATCGAAACGATTTAACGCACTATAAGACAAACCAAGAATTTGCATGGCCTGCCATTCATTGGGACTTACTTTTAAAATTTGCTCCGCTATAACACAAACAATTTCATATTTTTTTTCTTGAAATTTTTCATAAGCCTTTTCATAGGCTTGCTTTATAAGCTGTTTTACTTCTTCTTCTTTGTTCATAATTATGACCCAGCAGTATAAATAGAGTATGGAACCAGAACAAAAAAAAGGCTGTGGTTGCAATGGTGACTCAAAATCACCTAATGATATTGTATTTAAACAACGGTCTTTAAGCAATAGTCAAATGGAATTGGCTGAATTGATTAAATCCGTTCATAAAAGAAAGAGTAAAATATCAAAAACACGCTTTCAACATCCGTTGTAAGTGATATGGAGGTAAAATGGCATGTGGTTGTAATAAAGGTATATCTAATAGAAGCAAAACTCCAATTATTAGACCGATAACTTCTGCAAGGTCAGCAACTGGAGGAATTGCCGCAACTAGAGCGCCAACAGAAGTTAGAAATCAATCAATGACACCTGTACAACCTTTAAATTCAGGTGGAATCAATGCGGAAAAGCGTAAAACTCAAGCATTGAGAAGAGACGCAATTAGAAAATCACTAAACAAATAAATTATTCACCCATATTTATTTTGTTTTTATATTTTGGTAGTTGCCACATGGAATTAGACAAATTGACATTTAATTCTTTATTTGTTGTGTCCCATTCCATGCTGGCATTTTCATCTTTCCAGTCAATAATTATATTTTCACCACTGTAAAATGTACTAACTATTCCATTGCCATTTAAATCAATAAGCTTTCTAGCCCATACAGTTTCAGATTTTTTATGAATAACAGTTATGAATACACAATCATCTCCTGCGGCTGTTTTTCTTTTTTCTCGTAAATACAAGTAAACACCATCTTCTGAAATTGATGAAATATTATTTTGATCAATTAAATTAATGTTAAGAGACTCAATCATCCAAGCTGGATTTAATGGCGTTTTTAAATTTGTCTTCCATAAGTCTTCGTGTTTGCTAAAATAAAGTGCTGGCGGACTTATTCTTTTAGACCAAAACCAAAATATATCATTGTTTGATCCGATATCCATTTCTTTGCCAGTAATTTTACTGGTAACAATGAAACGAAAAAATTTATCTTTACTATGAGCCAAATCACCAGTAAGTTTAAATGTCATTCTACCATTTTTTGCTTTTATTGGCATATTTTTAATTAAAATAGAATTAATTTTTTTATTTTTGTTGTTTATTCTATTTACTATTTCGTTTTTACTAACTGGAATTTCAATTAAATTTGGATTTAAAACATCAATTTCTGGTATATTATTATGATTATTTTTCAATATTAAGAACATAATGAAAAATCCAAAAAGAATTACTGTCGAAATTAACAGTTTTCTCATGGTAAATCCTTAATGAAAATATAAATGCTCCACATATATAGTTTTATGAGTCGTGTTCTATTTTAATGAAAGAGGAATGCCATGCTGTCATACAAACAGTGGAAGATGGTCAACGAATCGGTGCTTCCAAGTTTTAACCTTGGTTTTGGAAAACCTTCTAATCTTGGCATACAATCACAATTTGGCTTCGAGGAAGCCAAAGTTGGAAAGTCAATGAAGAAAAAAGTCAAGAAAATGTATGGTGACGCAAGCCTTGTTGAGCCAGCAGAAATAAAAGACATGCCATCAATTAAAGTTGGCCATAAAAAACACAAAGGCAAAAAAATAAAGATGTCTGTTTGCCCCGAATGTGGCGCTATGCATAGTACAAGTTCTAAAAAGAAAAAATCAAAATGCAAAATGTGTAAGAACGAAGAACTTAAAAACGAAAATACCTTCAGATTCTTTGAAGATGAAGATCTTCCTAGAGATGATCATGATGACGATGAAATGAGCGACATGGATCATGATGACATGGATCATGATGACATGGATCATGATGACATGGATCATGATGACGATGAAATGAGCGACATGGATCATGATGACGATGAAATGGGTGATATGCACCATGATGACGAAGATGATGACGAAGACGAAGACGAAGACGAAGAAATGGGCGATATGCACCATGATGACGAAGATGATGACGAAGATGATGACGAAGACATGGGTGATATGCGCCATCGTCGCCATCGTCGCCATGAAGATGAAGATGAAGACATGGGTGATATGCGCCATCGTCGCCATGAAGATGAAGATGAAGACATGGGTGATGACATGAGCGATGACATGAGCGATGACATGAGTGATGACATGAGTGATGACATGAGTGATATGCATTCTAGACATGATGATGAAGAAATGGGTCACAATAAAACAGAATCTGTCAAACATAGCAAAAAAAACATGAAGTATATGAAACATGGCAAAAAGAAAATGGGCTGTGGTAAAGAAGACGACGAAGGCATGAAGTATATGAAACATGGCAAAAAGAAAATGGGCTGTGGTAAAGAAGACGACGAAGGCATGAAGTATATGAAACATGGCAAAAAGAAAATGGGCTGTGGTAAAGAAGACGGCGAAGATGCTGTTAAGAGTTCTATGGGTTCTATGAAGAAAATGTTAAAAGGTGGGCAGAAAAAGTTAGATGTATCGGGGCCAGAAAGCAAACCAGATGGCAAGATTACACATCACGACTTTGAAAAACTTAGAAATTTAAAATCTAAAAAGAAACATCATGGCGAAAATGAAAAAGTCACCAAGGAAGAATCGTCTTGGTGGAAGAGCGTCAACAGCATGATCGGAGAAGGAGACCCAGCTTCAAAATACAGTACTGGTTGTGAATCATTGTTCAAGACGATTGATACCAATAATCTCTATCAGGCATTAAGAAGTGAATCATAAATAAAAGTAATTTTTTGAAAAATTTTAAAAAACCGTTCCACTAGGAGCGGTTTTTTTGTTGAATCATTTCTGGCAATACTTCTCTTATTGACCATCTAGGCATAAATCCTAAATCTATTCTGGACCTAGATATGTCTACGGAAGTATGAGACTGATATTTGTCCAAGAATGGACAATCAACATACTGAATTTCAACTTTTTTGTTTAACTTTTCACATATCATTCTGACCAATGAATTAAATGAATATGGTATGCTGTAGCCAACATTGTATATGCCTTGTGTATTGGCCTTACTCGCAAGAACATTTGCTCTTACTACATCTGCAACATAAATCCAATCACGCATTTGTTCGCCATTCTTGAAAAGAATAGGATTTTCTCCTTGTTCGATTTGAAATAATAACTGACTTATCATGCTGGCTCTTTTGCCTTTATGAACTTCAAAAGGACCATAAACATTTGTGTATCGCAGGCCAATTGTTTTTACTCCGTTTAGTGCTGCGAAATCTTTTGCGAAATTTTCAAACTCTAACTTTGAAACTGCATATGGATTTAATGGCTTTGGCTCAGTTTCAATTTCATTGAAAGGAATTGGTCTGTCTCCATAGATTGAACAGCTAGAAGCATAGACAAAATTCTTACAATTATTTTCTTGCGAAAGTTTACGAAATAGTGTAGATGAATGTATGACATTTGTTTCATACATTTTTTCATAGTTGCTTTCAGTTGTATCATTGTTTGCAGCTTGATGAAAACATATATCAACATTAGGCATTTTGTCAAATGGCAGTTGATTCAATGGCAACAAATGTAAATCATGACATAAAGGTTTATTTTCTCCATTAATTCCAGTTGCTATGACATGATAATCGTTTTCGTATAGCCATTTACATAAGTGATATCCAATAAAACCTGTTCCTCCGGTGACTAATGCTACAGTCTTCATTGTTGGTTCCTCTTAATTCCAGTATAGTAAAAAGCAGACAAGAACTGCTTATAAGGTTAATAGAATGGGCACGCAAGAATGAAACAACTGTCGAACGTATGACTTTTAAGGACATGGTTCAGGCACTACAAGAGCTTTACACATGAAACTAATTCAATATTTCGATGGGTATGTAAAAATTGGTTTCAAGCCCATAGCTGTACACTTAAACAGTAAGTGTCCAATATCCAGTAATTGGAATAAAGATTGGAGCGTGGAAAGATGGAGGTCTTGTTTTTTAACAGAAGAATACAACATGGGAATACTTCTGGGTGAGATTGTTGATGTTGAAGGAGATTCTGAACAGGCCAATGATTTATTGGAAAGAATGATTGATGGATTTCCCAGACCAATGTTTCGTAGTGCAAAATCAATTCATAATCTTTTCCTAAGCCCTGATCCAGAATTAACGAGATTCGTTTTTGATGGAATTGAATTTCGTGGTAATTTGCATCAATCTGTTGTTCCGCCAAGTACGCATCTAGATGGAACTAAATATCAATGGATTAAAGGCAGTCAATTTCCAATCCCTCCAATGCCAGAAGAATTAAAAACATTCTATTTTAAAAACAAATTTTCTAGGAAAGTTCATAAAGTTAAAGGTAAAGTTCCTAAGCCTAAAAAAATAAAGGGGATTATAAAAACAATATGCAAAAAGTGTAATTGTCGTTATTCAATTAATAGAACAAGACTTATTTTAGAAGTCAATGCGTTTCGTGAACATGGTTTTTTATGGATGTGTCGCAATTGTAGAAAAATTGACATACGAGAAGATTGCCGCAGAATCAGGCGACAACTTGGTGAATAATTTTAACCACAAGATCAATTTCATTTTTGCACATCAAATGTCCACCTAATGATTTTTCTTCGGTAATGACATTGTATTTATTGGCAATCAACGCATCACGCATTGGTAAATACCTTTCATTCCAACTAAAGCAAACATCATCTTCGTTATGAAACAATAAAATATTTGTTGATATCGTGCATTTTGTTAATTTATCAGGACAAAGAATCGCTCCGCTGTGACATACAACAAGATTATAATTATCTTGAAATCGTGTTGCTAATTCTAGCGCCACAACTGCACCTGCTGAAAATCCCACTAAAATAGTATTATTTAATTCTATCTTATTTTCATCGAGTAGATTTTTGACATATTCACGCAAAATTGGGATATTTTGTTTCAACCCAACAACGGCGTTTTCTTGATCAGAAAAGCCGTTTGGAATTGGATACCATTCATTTTCTGGTTCTATTGAAAATATGATGACATTACAAATATCATGAAGACTATTGAAAATGTCAAACATATATTTGTTAGAAAATCCTCTGCCAGCTAATAAAATCACTGCATGTGTTGGCTTATCTTTAGTCAATTTAGAATGACTTATTATACAATTATAGTCAAACATCATGCAAGGTTCCAAGCATCATATGGATCTGGCAAAGGTTTGTCAGATAGTTGCTCAATCTTTTCTACTAGGTTTTTAGGTAAATAATTTGTAATGAACATCATGAATTTGGAAGCTTGTTTCTTGTCGCAAGAATCAATCGTCTTGCAAAGTGATTTAGCATCATATCCAATGCAATTGTAAGCACGGCTCGGATCACTACTTTGTAGAAGCTTTTCATTGATTGTCCAAAACTTCTTGTGGTTGTCGGCAGAGACGAATTCAAGAACGAAATTCGTAAGATCATAGATTAACGAAACATATTCTGGAGATCCATACCAAAAATTACCCAACGAACGATATTCAAAACCATAATCAGTCATCCGATGGCTTCCAGCATGACCATATATTTTTCTTCGTTCTTTTGATGTTTCGTCAGTATCCAAGAATATAGAAGGTATGCCTATAAAAAGATCCATCATTCTAATGACATCAAATGCTTTAATTGGGTCGTTGAGACCTTCTGCACCTATATGAATATGTCCACCTGCTGTTCGGAAAGGGGTTTTTGAAATTATTTCTTCAGGTGGCAATACACAACGCAAAGTATAAGCGTTCCATTCTGGATTACATCCAGCAATTTTAGCATCTTTATCATTTAGTTGCTTAGATGGATATTTGGCAGAAGCTTGAATAATGAATCTTGCTGGCTTAATTAATTTACAAAGTTGTTGCAAAGAGTTTTCTATATTTTTCTGAAGATCTTCTTTTGAAGATGCTGGCTTAACAGCAATTTCAGCAAGAACATTGTCGTAATAAAATTTACTGCCATTTCTAATAAGTGCTTGTTCTTTTTTAGGAAGCAAGGGAATAGCACTTTGCAATTCGTCCCAACGAGAAATCATGAATTCAGGATCGCTGCCAAATGTAAAATTCATAGAGCCTCCATAGAAAAATTACTTGATCAAGTGCCAATAAGGCATCGTTACTGATTGACCAGCATTCTTAGCTATAAGATCACAGGCGAAACCAACGATTCCCATTCTATTATGCATTGCGTCAATGTTAATGGAAGCTGGATAATTAAGTTTAATGTCCTTATAAAATATTTTGCGATCACCGATTCTGATTATTTTATGTAAAGCTGGTTCAATTTCATTAATCCAACGAGCATCTTTTTTTTGATATGGTTTGAAAAAACCATTTTTTAAAGAGCGAATAGTTTTTTGATATTCTTGTCCTTTTGAATGTGAAAAACCAACTCTAATAAGCAAGCTGAAAAGAGACAACATCGGTGGTGAATTAATCCACCTTTTATTGCCTTGAAATATAAAAACCCCTGATTTTTTATAACATTCTAATGGATTCAAACAAATGCGTACTTTGGTCAGTGGAATATTCAATTTTAATTCAATTTGATTAATAAAATCAACACAAGATAAAATCTTTTTGCCAAGTTTAGCATCACAACTATTGGCAACAGCAATTCTAATTTCCCTTATACACGGATTTGGATCATGCGTTGGATCATAATTGAATTTATAAATTTCAAACTTTTTATTATGAAGAGAAGACTGGACAACATCATGCAAAAAATCTTTGCACCAAACAAACTGATGACATTGCTCGTAATTACTTGAAAGTAAACAATATTCCAATCCTTTATTATAAACTTGAAGGATTTTTGTTTTGTTGCTCACATCTTGCCAAACAACACGCTTCTTATTGATTCGCTTGGATTTTTGCGAATCAACTCTGGGCAAATTGTTGTTGTCGGCCTGCATATAAAATAATTTCCATTTTATGTGGCAAGAAATTTTAAGCATATATTCAAAACAAAACAACCACTTTTGATTAAAAAATATTTTTTTCTCTAATCTAACTGAGCTAATATGATTTCACTTTATCATAACCCTGAAAAAGTCGGGGTTTTCTGGATTAAAGCATATATAAAAACAGACAATACTCAAAGTGAGGGATAGATGACAATAGGCTACGGTGATATAACATATCTATACTCAGGTGGAGCAGCTAATCTCATTCCTGACTTATCATTAGGAGGTAGTCCATCTGTTCATCAAATTTTGAACAATCAATTATTCGACACAGTCACCAGCGAACAATCAATTAATGGAATGACTGATTATAGATGCATTTATATATCAAATGATAGTTCAACTGAAAATCTTTATAGTACATCTATTTATATTTCCACTACAAATATTGAAAGTAATGTTTATGCTTATCTTGGATACCAAGTGCAAAATGATAGGCAATATATAAATATTACAAATTTCAATACCTGTACTGGCGGGTCAATAACATTTGCATACGAAGATACAAGTGTTCACAATTTTACATTTAATTATAATTCTTCCGTTGCAACTTTTGCAAGTAATTTTCAAACTGCCATTAGAGCAATTACTTATCTTGAAGATGTCACAGTTTCTGCGACATATGACTCTGGAACAGACATATTAACCTTTGAAATTAACTTCGTTGGCGATGCAAGCAGTAGATATCATGAAACAATTTCTTTAAATGTAAATAATTTAACATATACTGGAGGAGTACCATTAATTTCTTTCATTAAAAGTGTTAATGGCGGACCAATAAACCGTGAAGCAGAATTAATTGATTTTGAAACCACTCCTCCAGCCAATGTTGTTTTTTCTAACAGTAGCTACTCTCTTGGAACCTTTAGGGCATTAGATGTTATTCCTGTATGGATAAAAAGAATTGTTCCTAAAAATTCCATTCCTATAGAGATTGATGGTTTTACTGTGAGAATGCGAGGCCAAGCCATTTCTCCATAAGGGTGCCATGAAATTCTTATTTGGTGTTTTATTGATTTTTTCATTTTTTAATGAACCAGAAAAACCAAAGTCTCATGAAACTTATAAAAAATCAATTATTTTTCATAAGAAGCACGCAGAATCTTTATTTGATAAAGAATATTGGGGGAAAATTATAATTTATGACAAGAAGACAAAGGAATCTAAAAGTTTTTCTTTGCTTACAGAAATTGAAAAAAAAGTATTTATTTTATCTTTTTCAAATCAATTAAGTCATGAATCATTAAGACTGCAATCTATTTGGCAAGAAGAAATAAATAAATTCAATAATCAAGAATATAAAAGTAAAGACGAGAATCTTACCAAAAAAGAAGATGTAGAAGCGTATTACAATGAATTGTTGAAAATAAGGAAAAATTTTGCCTTGAAATATGAAGATTTTATTGATAAAATGTTGGTAGAATTTAGCAGTGAAATTACCAATGATGAGAAAAAAATATTAGTTAGAAAAATTAAAGAGTTTCATGATAGTTTAGGATTAATCAATAGAAAAAAGGAGTGAGGCTGTGGATCGCTGCCCTTTGACGAATATACCATGTTCAAATTCAAAGTGTTATGAAGTGAACACAGCACATAATGGAGTTTACGCTCAAATTAATGTTTGCGACAAATGTGCTTTTTCTGCATTAAAAAAAACTAGTGAATACAATATTGATGTTTTAATGAGTATAATTGAAGATATAACTTTAAAACATACGGAATCAAAAAAATGTCAACAATGTAATGCGTCATTTGATGATTTAATTGAAAAGTCGAGATTGGGATGTGATAAATGTTACGATACATTCAAAGACACAATATTAAATCTATTGCTTAGATGCCAAATTTCACTTAAACATATTGGCAAGAAACCTAAAAATTTCAAATTAAGCGATGCATCTGAAATTGAAAATTTAAATATTGAATTACAAGAAGCAATTAAAATTGAAGACTACGAAAAAGCAGCTTGCTTAAAAGAAAAGATTAATTTGATCAAAAATAAAATTTGAAACCTTATTGTGCTTTTAATTTTTGTAACAGAAAATGTTAAGAATTTTGTTGAGATAACCACTCATTGACTTTGCGTGGATCGATAATTCCAAATCCCTCTAAAAACCTTTCACCAGCGAATTTAGGATCATTAGTTGGAATGGTATAGTTTCTAAGCATGTCTATATAATCTTGAGCATTTCTGAGATTTATAGGCAAGTTATATTTTCTTTTGTGCGAAAGTAAAAGACACGCCACTCCAACAGCAAAAGGATTGCTCATACTTGTCCCAGAAAGAAATGCATACCAATTATCTGGAACAGTGCTAAGTATCTTTACTCCCGGGGCCATAAAGTCTAAATCAGGACCAGTGCAACTAAAATTTGCTCTATTCAAATTTTGATCTATTGCACCAATACCAATGCATTCTGGATATGCAGCTGGATAAAAAACTTGTCGTGTTTTACCTGCATTGCCAGCAGCACACCAAGTGATCACACCTTTTGCAGCAGCATATTTAACTGCTTCATGAATTACTGGCGTTGGAGTTGGAGAGCCTAATGACATAACTATAAAATCAACACCTTGATCCGCAGCCCATCTAATGCCTTCTGCAACTACTTCAAGATTTCCAGATCCAGAACCATCAAGAACTTTGACTGGTATAACCTTAGTCTTTGGAGCAACTCCAACAATACCATGATTATTATTCAAAGCACATATTGTTCCAGTACAATGGCTTCCATGTGAATTGTCATCTTCTGGGGGCAATGAAGGATTTACAAAATTTTTACCTTTAAGAAGATTTTCTTTAAGATCATCATGGTCTAAATCACAACCAGTATCTAAAACAGCAACAATCACACCTTCTCCTTGTGTGTATTGCCATGCTTTAGGAAGATCAAATGCAGTTATCTCCCATCCCGATTTTTGATTCACATCTTGAATGGTTGCAATGTCTTCACGAACAAAAGGTAAAAGACTAATTGTATCAGATTGTTGTTGGTTCAGTTGGCTCATTTTTTTTCTCCATATTCCATGACCCATCTTTGTATTTAGAAACAATGAATTCAATCAGATTGCTAATGATAATCGTAATGACTATTTGTTTAATCATTGGCACAAATGGAGAAATCCAAATAGGAAAAGCTTTGGCAACTATGTAATCAAATATTTGCGCCGTAATAGCTAAAACAGCAATCTTTTTATTTGGCCCAGCTGCTGCAAAAGTTTGAGCCAAATTAATTAATTTATCAGTACAGGAAATAAGAAATGTTGTTGTTTTAACCAAATAAACTTTATTTCTGTCAAACCATGATTTCGGCTGTGGATTTTCTACATCCCATTTTTGTTTAGTTTCTTCGAGAAATGTGTTCAATTTGATTAAATCATCTTGAATTTCAATTGATGTGAGATTCTTTTTCACCACTGCCTCCTGTCTTGTATTTATTGTTTTCAGGCAAGATATTTTAGAAAACAAAATGAAATTGCTTGTATTTTACTTATTGGAATGGTGATAAAAAAGATAAAATTATAATAAGTCATGGAGACAATGATTCATTAGTGAAGATTGCTGAATATAAATTACAAGATTTACTCAACACCATGGTTTCAGTTTAAATATTTTTTTATATCAATGATTTCAAATTTTATTGGAATGTTTATAAACTTCAGCATATCAGAGTCTTTGTCTAATTCTGAAACAGGTTTGTCAGAATCTTTTTGAAACAATTCAATATCACAATTAAATTCATTTGCCCATAATAAGAAATGGTATGAAGATGTTACTATTTTTTTACAGCAAGATATTTTTTGCAAGGCATATTCTAATTCACAATTGTTCACAATATAATTAAATCCTTTTTCTTGCAGAATTTCTATTTCTTTTTTATGATTTTGATGGACTGCAAAAAGGATATCATCTGTCTTTTTAATTTTCTTATTAACTCCATGGACTGTTTTGTATCTATCTACAAAAACTAAAGAAGGACAAGCTTCATATGTGAAACCGTCTACTACATGTCTTATTGTAAAATTGTCACCAATTATGTCTCTTATCTTATGAGCAAAATCCCAGTCTTTAACACCAACAGAACGTATCATACATTTTTTTGATTGATTGATTATTCGCCATATGCCTTCTTCGTGTGATTTATTGATTATTCCGCCGCCTCCAACTACAATTAAATCAAATTGATCATAATCACTTCTATGGTCGTTTATATGACCAAAAACTACATTTTTTGTAGTTATTCCATACAAATTGTGTGGATCTTCTCCGAAATTTGAAATCTTGAAATTTTCGTATTGGTTGCCCCAACTGCACGCCATGTCGCCAACATTTTCTGGAGTCAATGAGAATAGAGATAATATTTTCGACATGATGTTATTTAGTTATTTCTAATATATAATATCATGAAAAAAGCATTATATGGCTATGGTGGTCACGCTAGAGAAGTAGCATTTTTGATGCAAGAAGATGTGACATTTTTTGTAAGTGATGAATTTGCAAATGATCTTGCACGTCCTATTTCTTCTATAGAAAAAGATGAATATGAAATAATGATTGCGATAGCTGATCCAGTTATAAGGAAATCAATATGTGAAAAGATAAATGGCATTAAATATTTTACATTTATTCATCCAACAGCAATTATTGGAAATGATGTAAAAATCGGAGAAGGTTCTTATGTAGGGCCACATTGCATAATAACCACTAATGTTAAAATAGGCAAACACAGTATTATTAGTAGATTTAACAGTATTGGTCATGATGTTGTTTGCAAAGATTTTTTAAGTATGATGCCGGGATCAGTAATATCTGGAAACAATAGCATTGGAGAATGCGTTTACATTGGAACAAATTCTTCTTTTAAAGAAAAGATTCAAGTGTGTGATAATTTGATAATTGGTTTAAATTCTGGTGTTGTTACTAATATTAAAGAATCTGGCACATACGTTGGAACGCCATCGGTGAAAATAAAATGATAAATTATAAATTATGTAATCCTCATTACAGTTTTGTCATGGCTCCTTTTTATCTTATTGGTGATGATGAGCTACTAAAATCACAATTATTGAATTTGAATTATCAAACAGATAAGTCTTTTGAAGTTGTTATTCCAGATCCGCATTACCCTAAAAGGGCATGGTTATCAGAATTTGTCAAAACACTTCAGTACAATATTGTCCATTTCCCTTATATAGTTAATCCAAATGTGCCTAAGACATTTGATTATGGTTTATTCAATAATGCAGTTTTGATGTCGTCTACAAATAAAATTATTACATTTCAGGATTGGAGATTTTGTCATCCAAGAATTATCAAGATTTTAAAAATGGTTGATAATTTTAAATTTGTTGGCTTTAATTGGCAAGTTTTATATAAAGATGATTGTTTAGGTCTTGAACCAAGAAGAATGAATCCTATTAAATCAAATGAACATAGCAAAAGCACAATTCCTATTTCAATTGAAGATGCTAATGTTTTGTATAGAGATGGAAAATTTAATGATTTGCCTTGGGAATCAACTCGTGTTAATACTTTTCATAATTCTTGTTGGGGTCATTATTGTATAAATAAAGATTTGTGGCTTGCAGTAAACGGCATAGATGAAGTTGCGACAAACACAAGACACTATGCAGATTTAGATTTGAATACAAGATTACAAGAATATTTTAGAGTCAAAAAACTTGTCATTGAAATACCAATGATAAAAAATGTGATGGTAAGGATGATGCACGATAAAGGTCAATATTTTGGAGGATCTAATATTCCTTTAGATTTTAAAATTAATGAAGATCATAAAAATTGTTGTTTTGTAAACACAGGAATGATGAATGATAAAGCTTTTGTGGAATACGTTGTTAGCAAAATTGATAAAAAAGAATATGTAAAACTTTATGAAACAAAATATTCAGAAGATTTTGTAAGGAGCAATAATAATTATGCCCTTGATAAGAATCATGCAACCATAGGATTTCAGTGTTTAAAATGTGGATTGATAGGAGAAACTCCTCATTGGTATGAAAAATCTCCTAATGCAAGAATACAATCTTTAACTAATATTGGAATCGGCAAACATAAATTGGGCAGAGATTTAAATCATCTTAATGTTTTGATGAAAAATAAAACATTTGAACAAAAAGTAAATATATTAAATAGCTTTTAGGAGAAATGATAAAAATGAAATATCAATTTGCAGCAGATTGGTTTGGTGATACCGAATCACAAGATGATTTAATTAAAACTATAAATTTAGACCCAGCCAATGAAATAAATATTTTAGAAATTGGATCTTATGAAGGTAGAAGTACTGTTTGGTTTATAGAAAATTATTTACACAATATTAATTCAACTATTACATGTATAGATCCTTGGCTTGACTATTCTCAAAATGAGAATAGTTTAAATTCCTACGGTGCTGTTGATGCTCAGTGGAAGTTTGGCACACTAAAAATTAAGGAAATTTTTGATAAAAATATCGAATTGTCTGGCAAAAGTAAGCAGGTAATAATTCATCATGACTTATCAACAAATGTTCTTCCCAAACTTCTTGTGGAAAAGAAAAAATATGATTTTATTTTTATAGATGGAAATCATGTTTCTTTATTTGTAATGATGGATGCTGTATTTTGTTGGAATCTATTAAAAAAGAATGGCATATTGATTTTTGATGATTATTTATGGATGCCTGATCTTGACAAAAAATTAAGACCTCAAATGGCTATTGATTATTTTATTGAAGTTTTTGCAGATTATTGTGAAGTGAAACTTGATAACTACAGAAAAGCAATTATGAAAAAGTAATTATATTTGCTCTGTTACAGTTTCTATATCAGCTTTGCTTATTCCCATGTATAAAGGCAAACAAAGTATTCTTTTTGAAATGCTTTCAGATATAGGCATTTCTACATTTTGCAAATAGTTAACTGTATTCAATGAAGGATAAAAATATCTTCTTGGAAAAATATTCTTAGAATTTAATTTTTCTACACAAATTAACAAATCATTTTCATTGTTAAAAATAATTGGATAATAAGAATAATTTTCTTTTATATTTAAATTTTTTGTTGGCTTCCTGATGTAATTTATTTTGTATGAATTATACAATAACTTATCATAATATTCACATGATTTTTTTCTGTCATTTATAATATCATCAATTTCATCTAATAAACACAAACCCATAGCTGCATTGAATTCAGACATTTTAGAATTTATACCCAATAATTCTATTTGATAATTTTTATATCCAAAGTTTCCTTTTGTTATCATTTCTGTTATTTTTGTTTCATCTTTTACATAGATTGCTCCACCTTCAATAGTGTGATAAACTTTTGTAGCATGGAAGCTAAGTATAGACATATCACCATATTTTAATATTGATTTTTCTTTGTATTTGATACCAAATGCATGAGCTGCATCAAAAATTAATTTAATATTATTTTCTTTGCAGATTGCTTCTAGTTCTTCTAAGTCTCCTGTATTGCCATAAACATGAGTCGTTAGGACAGCTTTTGTTCTAGGTGTAATTAAACTTTCTATCTTGTTTATATCAATAAACAAATATTCTGGATCTATATCGCAAAAAACAGGTTTCAATTTTGACCAAACGATTGAAGATGTCGTAGCAATAAAAGAAAATGGCGTTGTTATAATCTCATCACCAGCATCAAACTCATTTAAACACATTAACAAACCATTGCTACAACTGTTGATTAAACATAAGTCTTTAATGTCTAAGTATTTACATAATTTTTCTTCAAGTTCTTTATGTAATGGACCATAGTTGGTCAAATGGTTTGTATTCCAAATAGTTTTTATTTTATCTATATATTTTTCTATATTTGGAAGATGTGGTTTATTTACATTTATCATTATATCCTTGTCAACTTGGATCAAAACTCACCAGAAAGAGTCTTTTATGGTGCTAGTTGGGAAGGTCATAGCTTTAAAATTGAATCTATTTTTCTTTCACATTGACCATAATATCCATAACATCATTCAAAGATACTTCGAGTATTTTTACGCAAGAATCATTGTCGCCATAACTTATAATTATTTTATCTTTTTCCAAAACCATTCCCACTGGAAATGTACAAAGTATAATACCAGCCTTTCTAAAGTAAGGCTCTATGGCATCTTCTGCTCTTAAATATGTTTGTTTAGATATGTGCGTTACTGTAAATGGAGGTTTGCCTTCAAAAATATAAAAACCATTATCATAATAATGTAAGATATTTTTTCTAGTAACTGTGTGAAATGTCCCAAGATAGTTACCATCTGGCAACATAACCGCATTCGTATTACCTCTTAAATTTTCCTTTACAAACCAAGGATTTTCCCAAAAAGTCTCATAAATTAAATTTGATTTTTTTTGACCAGTCCAATCCACTTCATAAATTTGATGTGGACACACATTGGCAATAAAATAAAGTTTATCTTCATGGACAAATGGCATCCAATTTTTCTGCCTATCTTTCAGATGTTCAGGACTAATCCTTATAGTTTCTCCTTGAAATATTTTATTTTTGGATTCATTTAAATCCATAATGATATTGCCATCAATATATTCATTAGAATCATTATTTGTGTAATATTTTGAATAAGACATTAACACTTTATTGTCAGGAGTTATAATTATTCGTGGGTCCGAAACAAGAAGTAAATTAAATTTGTAATATAATTTGGGTATTATTGAATAATCATAATTCAAAAAACAAGCAATTATTTCACTTTCATTTGGTCTGTAGACACAAAGAAATTTTTCTCCTATGTTTAATATTGATCCATTAAAACTTCCGCTTTGAGGTAAATTCAGTTTTAATGTTTTTGATTTTATTTTTGCAAGATATTGAGAAGATGGTCTTTTATTACCTTGATTTACTCTAGGTCTTTCGATTTTACTTTTAACTACATTTCTATTGGCTGATTTTATATTTTGACGCTCACTATGAATCTGATGCGCTGTTAATGAATTTTTGTTAATTGGATTTTTATTTTTTAAAGCTTCTTGGACTTTTTTTCTAGTTAAGTCGCTAGAGATTATTTTTCTGTTATTCACGGTTATCCTGATGCCTTGGGTTGATTGGGAACGGGCGACATTGGTTCTGAGTTAGTTGTCATTGCATTATTATTAGTAGGAGAAACACTATTGGCATCTATTCCAATAGTGTTAGAAAATCTTGAAATTTCTGTATTTAGTAAACTCAAAGCGTCTTCTTTGGTAATTTTTTTTCTTTCTACAGCTTTGAGTAGTTTCTCGTCTAAGAATTTATTGAATGAATTTTTCAACATTTCTAATACTCTTTGATTGCTTCCATCACCGGGAACAATTGGTTCAGCATCATCGCCAGAAGCTTTTGCCATTGGCATTTCACCGGGAGAAGCAACTTTCTGCACTTCTCCATCATTTTCACGAAACTTCAAATATTGCAAAAAACTTTTCATTGTTCACCTTTCAATCACCATCTGTTTGACCTGTTTTGATCAACTTTTTATTTTTCTTGGTTTCAACCTCACCATCTTCTAATTGAACTTTTTTCAAGGCAGATTCTATTTTCTTCCGCCAAGAAGTAATGTCATTTATAGATATATCAAGCAAAGAAGAAAGACCTTCTGAATTATTTAACAATTGTATAAAATCATCCCAAAATGTATCATTAATTCCTATACCAGTTTTAATTGCCGATATAGATTGATCATCAATTTCTTGATCGTCAACTTCTTCACCATATCGATGATTATTTTTTATGTTTTCCCAAAGCCTTTGAAAGTTCATCTTTTCTTTCCCTTTTTTCCATATATCTTATCAGGATTAAATCTTGAAATATTATTTGGTTTCACTGGAGGTTTATTTTTTGAATCTTCACCGCTAATTTCTACGCCCAATTGATCTGAACGTAAATCACTTGTCCCTTGTGGTTGCTCTTTGGATAAAGATGATGACATGAATTCTTTAAAACTTAATTTCATAGCATTATTTATCTAAAATTTGTTTTTTTCTTAAAATTTTCAATTTCTGCAAATGGATTGACAACTTGATTGGCAATTGCCTTTTCAGTACAAATTTTGTTAATGCAATCATTGATTTCATTTATGTTGTGCTTATCACAAACAAAAATATCTTCTTCATCTACATAAACACCATAAAAAATACCAGTTTTTGAAATTTTTTTAATGCTTTCGTTTGAACAATTCGGAATTTCGCACTTCATGGTTTATCCTAAAAATTTTTCCAAATTACTTCAGTTGCCTTTTCTTTTTCTGTTTTATTTATTCTTTTCTTCGATATATTCCAATTTTTATAAAGACGATTGTAAAGAGGCGACATACATCCACTTAAAACTACTTTTCCATTAAAATTATTTAAAGAACGATATAAATCCATGTGGCATTCTGTTGTCATTTCACTGCTGTAAACCATTTTGGAAACTTTGTTTTCATGTAAATATGGCGGATCACAATATAAAAATGAATCTTCAGTGTCGAAAGATTTGATGATTTCCAATGCTGGTTTGTTTAATATAAAAATATCTTTAATTCTTTTGTTATAGTTGTCTATTTCTAATATATTCTTTTTCCAAGATTGTAAGTTTGTTGGCTTTTGAAATTTTTGCTTCAATTCACTTTTGCTAGTTTTTCTGAGAAACATATCATTGACAGCTTGATCTAAATAATCTTCAAAGTTCTTACGGTTTTCAGATTTTTCAAATATTTCTTGCGTACATTTGTAAAGATTGATTTTACGAATAAATTCTTCTGGTTCATCACGAATAGCTCTAAAAATATTCACTAATTCTATGTTTTGATCATTAATTATTTCAAATTTTGATTTTTCTTTGTGGAAAAGCATATTGACTCCACCACCATAAGGCTCTATGTAAGTCATGTTTTCGTAATTTTCAGGGAAATTAGATAAAATCCATTCTCTCACAGACCACTTTTCATTAGATAGTTTCAGCAAAGGACGAATAATTTTCATTTCAACCTCTTTTTTTATGGACTTCATGGCCACATTTCTTGCAAATAAAATCGTAAGGACCATAACCCAATTTTGATCCTTCCCAAAACCAGCCAATTGTTTGATTTTTTCTATGACAATTCATGCACATAATATTGATTTCCTGCTCATTTTTCGGCAAGGAACTGTCTGTGTAAAAATAACAATCTTCTTTTTGTTGATCATTGCTCATAAATACCTTTGGTAATAGAGAAAAAACTATGATTATTTCACAACCATGTACAAATTTACAAACATTGCCTAAAGCAACCCTTTTAGCAATGTTGAATAGTAAAGCAGATGATAGTAAGGCTATCGTCGTAGAAACAGGCGAAGTTATAATCCTTTCCAATGTTTCTGAAAATATTATAAATAAGAACATAAATAATCGTACTTGGGTGTATTACGAATTATTACTCCCAAGGAGAATGCTGTTAACTAATCCTAATTGGACGATTGTTTCGTTTGATGGATCAAGCAGAAATGTTTGCGTAGACATTTCTGCGATTTCTGGCAAAATCAGGTTTAATTTTACTTTACAACCTTTAACTTGATAAATAATTTGCCCTTTGCAGCATATATAATTCGTAAACCTCTTTTATAAAGGGATAAATATGGCAACATACACTCTTGCTCTCACTCCGACATTAATTAACCTTGGAACCGAAGGTTCACTCGACACATCAATCCTCAATGGCGTTTCACTCCAGCGTACTGGTTATATTGAAACTGTTGATTCTGGTAATCACAAAGTTCTTCAACTTATCGATGGCGAAGTTTTCACCGATGTTCCTCAGGAAATTGATGACTACACCAACGGTTCTGGTGGTACTTGGATTAATGGCTGATAATAAATAAAATCTTTCAAAAAGTCGCTCAGATCATTCTGGGCGATTTTTTTATGCCCCTACTAAATAAAAAGTGAGGGCGCATGAAAAAAATAATTTCTCTTCTATGTCTTTTCTTATTTCTTCTTTTTTCTTATTCTCAAGAAAAACCAAATCTTAAGATTTTTGAATCATGTCTTTATCCTACAGTTATGATTATTGATTCAATAAATCAAACTGGAGGAACTGGATTTATAGTTCGTTCTACAAAACATGGTCAGAAATATAGGAATGCACTTATAACTGCCCAACACACAGTTGAAGGAAATGGTCCTTTCTTGGTGAAACAATTCAAATACAAGAATATCTCTGAAGTTGACTCAGAAAAAACAATGCCTATGTTCATTTATGCTCTAGAAGAAAATCTAGATTTAGCAATTGGAGTTTTTGAATCAGATGAAAAAATGCCTGTTATGGAATTAGATTTTAATCACAAGACAATGATGGGAACCAATATTTTTCATGTGGGATTTGGAATGATGGATGATGCAAGGATTGATTATGGACAAATAACTCAGACCAAAACAAGTAAACCTGAAATATTCAAAGATTTGATCAGAACTAACGCCTATTCGATGATTGGAGACAGTGGTGGGCCTTTGTGCCAAGTTAATGATTTTAAGGTTATAGGCGTATGTAGGGCCATTAGAAAGCACAAAGATCAGTTGATGAACCATCAATCTTATTTTACTGACATAAAAATGCTTAAAAAATGGAATGATGAGTTAGATAATGCTTTAGAGCCAATATATACAGAAAAGCGATCCTTACCTGTTATTCCTTTTGTAAAAATAGAATTACAGAATTATAAGTATAAATTACCAGATTAAAAGAGGAATGAGTAATAATGAGAACATTTTCTCAAAGTTTAACAATAACGAAAAATATGAAACTTGCTGAAGAAGCATTTAAATTAATGATTTTAAACGGAATAAGTCCTGTTAAATTTGTAGAATGGTATTGTGAAGATGGAATCATTCATCAGCATCATGGGTACTTGATAAGTGAAGCTGAAAATTGGATTAAAAAAGAAGTAAGAATAAATGAAATGAGTTTTTGGCCAGCAGTTGGAACTGGTGCAATTGGTGGCGGTCTAGCTGGAGCAGCAGTTGGCGCATTAGGAGGACCATTAACTGCTGGTGCAGGTGCTATCTTAGGCGGATTAGGCGGCGCTATGGCTCATAAAGATGGGATTTCTGGTGGATTAGATTCAATTAAGAAAAAATATGATGCACTTAAAGCCCAATATCCCGATCAAACTAATAATGCTCAAGCCAATAATGCTCATAAATCAGTTTTAGAATTACAACAAGCCTTAGAAGAACTTTCTAAGAGACATCAGTCATCACAAAGCCTGCAACAGCAAATTGGCGACCCAAAATTCAGCCAAACACTCATGCATGTAATATCAATGCTTAAAAATAAATCATATACGACTGATCCTGAGGGCGCAGACTTTTGGAAAGATCTTCACGCAGTCCCTTCAAGTAAAAATACCGCTCCTGCTGCTCCTGCTGCTCCTGCTGCTGCACCTACACCTGCTGCCGCACCTGCTCCTCCTAAACTTCCGACAGGGCCTAGGCCAAATAAAAACGCAACAACTCCAGCATTGCCAGTTGATTCAAAATTACCATCTGGCATTACTTTTAATCGTGTCGAATCTAATGCAAATGGTATGAACCCATACATTTACAATGAATTTCAAATAAAAAATAAAATAACAAATTATAAAGAAATTCGCAAATGCTTACAAGAAATGGCCAATCATGGCATTAATCCAGAATATGTTTTTGATATTTATCTTAAAGAAAGATTTGATGAAAACTTTTTATCAAGCATTTCAGGATTTATAGGCAGACAAGCTGGCAATATCGGTGGCTGGATGAGAACTGGCCAATGGGGTGCAGGAAATCAACAAGTAATGATTAAAAGCCAACAAGAAGATGCGGCTTTAATTGCTAAAGTTAAAAATAAAATCGATATTTTAAATAAATTTTTCAAAGACAGTGGCCAAACTTTTGATGCTGAATTTTTAAATTATATGAAAGATCTACAAAAACATTTGGGTATAGAACCACTTCCAGCACCAGCAGCACCAGCAGCACCAGCAACCCCAGAACAAAAGCCAGCACAAGCAGGTGAAAAACCAGCAGCACCAGCAGGTGAACAACAACCAGCACCAGTTCAAAATAATGATGAAAAATATAATAGGCCAGTAGAAAAAAAAGCGAACGATAGAATTCAAAAAGAAGTTTATGGTCAATCAGGAAATGGTTCTGATGGAGATTTCAAAAAATTCAAAGAACCAGAAAAGGCCAAAGAATTTTTTATGGCTAACTTTTCAGGAAAACCTGCGGATCATCTTAAATTTGCTAGATTTCTCAGAGAGTTTGGTCATACTGAACAAGATTTTAAAGAATCACGCCGCAGTAATAAAGCAATGAATGAATCAAAAAAAGAAAATGACAAGTTCTTAGAATCAATCTTAGGAAGATATTCAGACAAAAAGAAAACTTGGCTTAACTAAAAAAAGAGGGCTGATTGGCACAAACCAATCAGCCCTCTTTCATTTCCTTTTGTGTCATTAAACTGATATCACCTCCCATCAGGGCTATGACACTAGAAAATTAAATCCACCCTAATTTGGTGGCTCTCTGAATGTCCTCGGTAGTAACTTTCCTACCAATAAAATCGGACACAGATTCTGAAAAATGCTTTTCAATATCTTTTTGAACTTCACGAACAAAATGAGGACCAAGTTTATACGCTTCCATCAAACTATTTAAATCAATAGTCCAATCAAGAAGCTCGCCACCAATAAAAATGGCATTTTCCAAACCTCCACCTTTAGCGACACGAGTTTTTACTTCAAATCGCTTAAGACCAAGATCTTCTGGATTTATTAAATCTTTATTTTCTTTTGATTCACTCATAAATTACCAAATATTACCGAATACAAAGATAATAGAGTACTTTGTTTAAATAAAAAAAAAATTCAACACATAAATATATTCATGAAATTCTACGATTGGCTCAATATTAATGAGTCAAATTTAAATGGACTTTACACAAGTACTGTTCTTGCTTTTCCTAAAACTAGGAAGCGTCAATATGCAATTGATGAAATAAAAATTGCATATATTTCTGCTACTCCTTTTCAAGGCGTAAGAACTTTATTCATAAAAGGATTAGCTAAAAATGAACAAAACGAGACTGAATATCGTCCAATGATATTGTTTAAGAATGTGATTTATCACAATTCAAAAAACGAAAATTGGGCAGAAATGATTGCAAGCAATGGTCAAAAGTTTTTCTTTGAAAAATTAAATCTTAAAAAAGAGGTTGTCCTTCGTTGCGAGTGCAATGACTTCAAATGGCGTTTTAACTTTGAAGACCATAGGGACAGGTCTTTATACGGTAGAGTAAGAAAGAAATATGAAGCGAAGATAAATCCGGGTTCTTCTAATCCATTAGAAATGCCCGGAATGTGCAAACATCTTATAAAACTTGTAAATTCTCTTCACCATAATGGTATTTTGGAGGAGTAATGGAAAAGGAATTCGATAGTCTTGTTAAAACTCTCAATAAATTTGAGGGTTTCAATCTAATAGACACAAGTGCAGATCAGTCTTGGATTCACTTCAAACTCAATAATGAGTCAACCTTAAATGTTATTTCTAATCAAATATCTGAAATAAAAGAATATTATCCTTGCAATATTTTGGTTTTAGCTAATCAAAAAGATCCAAAAGATTATTCATATCAATTGGTAATTGAATTTTTAAAAAAAGAAGAAACAATTAAAATGCTTCAAAAAAAACTTGCTAACATTTTAGAAAATAATGGTGATTTAAAAAAAGCTAAACACAAAGAAATGGGCCTGCCAGATCTTTCTCTTTTAACAATTCGTCAAATGGCATCTGAACTAAAACAAAGAACAGGTCTTGTATTCGCTCTTGTCTGGATCGAAAACGCAGAAAGAGACAATATCGCCATAGAAGGAAGTGGTAATCCAACTCAATTAGTCGGATTGCTAAGCAGGGGTTCACATATGGCAATCGAATGGGCAGATAAAAACATTAAGTTTTTTAAGCCAAAAGATGAAGACTAGCCTATTTTACTAATCATAAAATTAACGATATCATTGTCCCCAGCAGTGACACCAAATCTCCATTCTTCTGAGTTTGGAATTGATGTGAGAGGACTAGAAATGAATGCGTGATTTGAACTGTTATTCGTCAAAAAAATACAATAATCAGAAACTTGTCCACACTGAGATGGAATATAAACCAATCCTGTTTTCCCTTCTAACAATACTTGACTACAAAAAACGATCTTGGGGCCAACAAGTTTGTTGACCCCAAGACTATGGTACTCAGTTTTTTTAGTTTTTTCAGTAGCCGATCCCGGCCCTGTACCTTGAGTGGTTGTAGCACCCATCAATAACTCCAAAATAAAAATGTCTTGATAACAAATACCAAGGAATTATAGTTAAGAAACTGCTGCGCTGAAAGGAGTAGCTTCAGTGCCAGTCTGAGTAATGAATACTTTGCATGAGAAAAGACCAGTCGCTACGTCGATAATTTCAATGCTGTCACCTTTAAGACCACCCTGTGTGCTACCATCCATTGTGATGGTGTCAGAACTAGCGCCTGATGCCCAAGCATTAGCTGGTTCACCATCGCCGTCATCGCCAAATGCAAGACCGCAAATAACATCAGTTGCATTTGCAACCTGAACTTTGTAACTATTGCTAGTTACAGTGGTGTTTACAAAAAACTTATAGATATCACCAGTACCAGTTGCTGCTGGAAGAGTCACGACAACACCCGCTGCTCTGGTGAAAACCAAAGGCTTGTTAGCATAACTGGAATCAATAGTTTGTGCTGCTGTGTCAAGAACGACTGGAGCCTTTGATAACGCATTGTTGTCAAGACCAGCTGCGGTAACAGCGTTAGGCTCAATATTTAATGTTTTTACAGTACCATTGATAATCAATGGTTTGATATTTGAAGCGGAACCGGGACCGGTTCCCTGTGAAGTAGATGCGCCCATATTTTTTTCTCCTGTTGAATAATAAACAAATATATATATACTTTTAAAATTATTGTCTTGTTAATTTCTGGGAAAAATATTGCGAAAATAATATATACCTTAAGGTGTAATCATGACTTATCAAAATGGACCAATCCTAAAAGAACAACAAAAACAAACTTTATATGGAACAATTTTAGGAGGATCTTCTATCATAAAACCAGAAAGAGGCAAAAATTGCTATCTGGCAATGCGTGACAGCAATAAAATTTGGCTAAAATATAAAGTGGAAATTTTTTCTGAATTTTTTAAATTAGACGACAGCACAATAAAACAAGATAAAAATACCCATAGATGCTACAGCATAGCATATCCAGTTTTTAATCAAATTTATAAACAATTTTATAAAGAAGGTGAAAAAATTGTTACTCGTGAAATTTTAGAAATATTAACCGATGAAGCTTGGATGACTTGGTTCTTAGACGCTGGCAGAAAAAGTAAAAGAAAAGCTTACCTTAGAACACATAAATTTGGCGAAGAAGGTACTAAAATTATAGCAGAATATTTCAACTCTTTAGATTGCGATTGCACCGCACATCAATGCAGAAATCGGCATGAAATTATTTTCAACAACAAAGGCGCATTTAAATTGCTAAAATATGTTGCACCAAAAATTCCAAATTGCATGTTGCAATTTTTTGACTAATATGATATTCAATTTGAATGAATATTCCATTGCAAAAAGAACTGTTTGAAAGCACGATTGAACTCAGATGCTCACTCACTTGGCAATTAATCTTACCACAAATAAAAACATTCGATTTCCAAATAGATCAAACAATGTGCCGTAAGACAGGTAAAATTATAAATAATATGTTTTTTGCAATATCGGAATATGCAAAACTTGAAAAATATAACTCTCAACTTTGCGTAATTTTAAAACAAGATAAAAAAAATACCACCTTGATTTATGATTTTTTCATCACAAGCATCGAAAAGAAAATCAACAATGATAATTTATTATTGGTTTTTAACGGCCCTTTTTCTGATTTTGATGATTGGATAAATTAACATCAACCTGCTGGCGCTGCTGCTGGTGCCGCTGCCGGTGCTGTTCCACCTCCACCTCCACCATCACACGGTCCCGGTCCACCACCTTGACCACATTTCTTTAACTCTCCCGCCAATGACCTCGGCGTAGGATCTTTGGGAGATGGATGCGGTTTAGCAGCAGGTTTACTAGTGGTGTTTGGCGAAAAAGCATGTCCCTTGCCTTTGGCTGACCACATTTCTTCTAGATTATAAAGCCATTTTTTAAAATTCATTATTTTATATATTGAAGCATAAATAAATTATGAATAAATATTTTCTAGCTATTTTATTACTATTGTTTTTAATCGGAGCAATCATATTAGCAAAATTTGATGACGTTCCAACTGCTGATTTTGAACCCACAGAAGAACAAATTGAAATTATTGAAAAAGAAAATATAAATAAACCAACTAACCCAGAATCAAAAGAAGATGAAAAATCAAAACAATTTATGCGTGGATACTGGGACGGATATAAAGGAAAATGGCTAGGACCAATCAAATGGACACTAAGTAAAGAATATAGACAAGGACATCTGCTCGGCTCTTCTGATAAAAAAAATAAAATAGAAAGATTTAAAAAAGAACCCAAAGAAAAAAATTCCTTGGGTTCAAATTAAACTAAAAATAAACTTAGTTTTGTGCAGGCGAAACAATTTTCTTAGCCGCCTTAACAGGAGCCTTTTCCTTTACAGCAGAAGGCGCTTCAACTTTCTTTGGAGCAGCAGCTTGAGCCTTGGCAGCAGCAACCTTTACAGGAGAAGGCGCTTCAACTTTCTTTGGAGCAGCAGCTTGAGTCTTGGCAGCAGTCGCCGTCGAACTAGCGCAAGAAGTGCAAGAAGAAGGACAAGATTCACACTTCTTCACAAATAAACCAACTCGCTTAGTGCTGCAATTTTGGCATTTCTTGTTGAAAATACCAGCCTGAGCATCCAGACCAAAAAATGCAACAACAGCAAAAGCAAAAAGCATCTTTTTCATAACCAAAATCCTCGACGCACACAAATCGTGCGTTAATTTACAATATCCCAATAAACATAAACTGTCAATATTATTTTTCATCACCAGTCACAAGCTGCGTAAATGGACTCTTACTCAAATACGATGTGGGATTTTGAATCATTTTGTGAATCAAATCCTTGCCTTTACTCGAATTTAACTTTTCCCAAACAAATTTTCTGGTGAAAAGATCGTAATTTTTAAAAGTTGATTTTAATTCATCAACAATTTCTTGTATACATTTAATTCTGTTGCTGCTTTTGTCTTTTTTAGCAGCTTCTTTTTTCTTTGCCGCAGGTGTTTTCTTTGCCGCAGCCTCATTAATCAAATTATTTTCGGCTAAATATTCTTGGTAACTTTTCATGTGTTCCTTTATTTTTTCAGAACATGCAACTGATGACCATGGAAATTTATCACCTTTGAATTAATTTCAATGCCCAACCACCTTGATGCTATAGATAAATTTTTCATCCACTTATCAGTCAATTTTTCATTTGTCGATGCTATCACCAACTGACCATATTCTTTTATCCAATCATCTATTTTCCTGCATATAGGCTCCATAGATGAAAGTTGCTTAAGTATATCAGATTTTTTTTCATCAGATTTAGGCCTGTTAAATTGTTGATTCAT